ATAAGGCAACCCGCTCACGGGAAGTGTCAGGAAGGACCCGAAACATATCAAGCCATGCAATCCAGCGCCACGCGCCGAAAGATCGCTCGCACAAACAGATCCCCATGCGAATCCGGCCGCGGCATCGGCTTCAGTTTCCACGTGATGTGCCCATCGCGCAGATGCTCGCGAAACGAATAGCGCGTGCCGATGTAGGCTGTTGCCCGCACGCTGCCGCGCCGATGCAGGGCGATGACAACGCCTTTGCGGTTGAACTCGGGACAGTAGAGGCCTTGGGTGATGAGCAGATCGGCTTGTCGCGGGCTACGGTAGCCTGCGTGCCGGCCGAGATCGTCGTAGGCGGGGATGTTGGGAGACACGTGTGGATCGGAACGTTTAGACCCGGCGATGATGCCGGGACCGGATAGAGTTGATCAGCTTCCGGTCGCTGATGTAACCGATCTACTACTGCTTGGGCCGGGCTGCCAACTCGACCTGCCTGCAGTGTACACGTGGAGACAGTTACGTTGCAAGGGAGAATTTAGGGCAGGTCGGTGAGGGCGTGCAGAGGTTGCAGAGGTTGCAGAGGCAGTTTCCGCCAATACGTACGTAAAACAAAATGTTTTGCGCTGCGCACAACATTTTATTTCTCATGCGTACGCGACCGTTTCACCCTCTGCAACCTCTGCAACCTCTGCAACCTCTGAAAAATACAAAAAGAGAACACACTTTTACTGTGTGCTCTCTTTAAGAACATTGGTCCGTCTTGGGATTGGTTCTGAGTTACGGTCCCATAGTGCTGTCTTCCAAGAGGTTACACTGTTTTTGATCCTCGCGGCAAGGGGTAGTTACAGCGCCCGCGACAAGCTCCGGAATCACGACTTTCCATAAACTCGCCCTGGTACGGGTCCGTCCCATGTGTTTTAGGTGCACCTGCCGATCACCCATCCGCTGATCTTTGCGTTTCGTGAAGGCTTGCCCCGTCAACGTGTGCAGGGCGTCGCCCTTCTTGTTCAACGCTTCTTTTAGTCGGTCAGGTAATGCCCGTCGAAGACGGTCGCTCTCGCCGATTTTGTCGATCACCTCCGCAACAGTGAAAGCCTCATCGAAGTACTCGGTCAACATCAGGAGAAAGGACTCCCACTGGTTGGCTGTTTCGTCCGCCTGGTCAAGGAACTCGGTCAAGTTCCCGAGGAACCCCTCGACGCCGGCATAGTCGAGGATAGATCCGATTGTCCGGTGCCAGGACTCGAACGACCCCAGGGGATCCTGGATGCGGCAAGGCGCGCCGATCGCGAACCAGGCGCGCGCGATCGTCAGCAGAGCGTGGAGCAGTTCCGCCCGATGTTGCGAGACCCACTCGATCAGGTTGGGGTGTTTGAACTGCCGTCCTTGATACGGCCGCGACATCTGCGCATCGAGCCGGATGTGGTAACACCGCCGCGGCATGTCGCCCGATGGCCGGATATTGTTGCCGGTGACCACCCAAGTTGCCTGGTTGGGCACCAGCATGTTCTCTGAGAGGCCCAAGATGCGGGTCTCGTAGTCTTTGGCTGTGATGACGAGGGCCAGGCTGGGCGATTGCAGCGTGCCCTCCAGGTTGTCGAAGCAGACCAGTGACCGGCCACCCATCAGGCTGGCTCCGATGCGCTTCTCCATCTCCTCGTCGGATTTTGGATAGGGCATCATCGGCGCAGGCCTGCCGGTGGTGATCATCGCGAAGACGTCCACCAGAAGGGATTTTCCTGTGCCAGCCTGGGGAGCGTCCACCAGAGCCAGCGGCGTGCATCCGCCAAGGGCTGGCCGGAGTATCGGAGTGAGAAGCAGCGCGTACAGATTTGCTCGCGAGGCGTCGTCGGAATAAGGAAATTCCCCGATTGCCTCGTCGATCAAGAGCTTGGCGATCTCGATGTGGTCGGAGCAGATCTCGTCGGGGATTGGTGGAAGGCGGAGGTCCCGCACGGGAGCATAGAATAGCCGGCTCGGGCGATCGTATCCAGGCGTAGCCACCAGCGTCCCGTCGCGGCGGAGCGTGGGGACCTCCACGATCGCGTTCAGTGGCGGAAGTTCCCACCGGTCCGGCGGCAGGCTGGAAATATCCTTGACCACATCGATGGGCGGCGGGACGGACCGGTCTCCGGAATCCGTCGAGCGGAAAAAGTCCGCAGATCGCGCCAGACGCCCCCGGATGTGCGATTCCGTCGCGGACATGATCTTCGGCCGGGATTCCTCGTCGATTCCGATGTAGACCATCTCGCCGGACCGGATGAACAACTGCGGCGGATCGTTCGCCTGGCGAAGCGCAGCCAGGGATTCGCCGGAGATTTCCCGGAGCTGGCGGTTGCTTGTGTTGATCGGCGGCAACACTGAGGTTCGCGGCGCTGTGGCGCGCGCGCGATCGCGCTCCCGGTCAAGGAACTGGTTGAATGTGCGCCTCGAGAAGTCTCGCTTGAAATGCCCCGACAGGCGGATTCGGAGCGCCTCGATCGCCTCGTCCCGGTTGCGGGCGATACGGGAGACCATGCCGAAGATCCGGCCGAGGTCGTTCGCGGCGATCGCTGAGGCGACGTCGAACTCTAATTCGGGATCGAGTTTCGTGGGGTCCGGTGGGGGCATCCCGCGCATGGCGTCGCCGGGAGAAATATTCATGTGTTTTCCGTGGGGGGGGCCGCGGGGACGGTGGATGCTGCGATAACGGCGAGAAACGCCGCCGATTCCTGGTCGAGTTCGCGCCGCGATTCGCGGATCCGCTTCACCGTCGCCGGCGTGCGGAACTGAAGATAAGCCGCGACCAGTCGCGGGCCCGGGCATCGGTCGATCCGGTCGATACTCCGCTGGACGCCCGCAATCGCGATGCCGGCCGCGTGAATCGCCAGTACCGTGAGGTCGTGGTCGCCGTACTCCGGATGCCCCAGCACGTACCGGCACCCGGCATGCTCCGCGCGCACGAGCTCGGTTTCCCGCCGGCAGAGGCTGATCCGGATCTCGCGCCAGAATGCCGTGGCCTCCTCCGCGATCGCCACCGCGTCCTGGCGCTGGTGGGCCTGCTCCCGGCGATCCACCCGGGCGACCGGGTCGAGGCGGATATTCGCGCGGTCGGCAAGCCGCTGGAGGGCTTCCGGAAACGGGACGGCCTCGATGTGCTGCACAAACGTGATCACGTCGCCGGTGATGCCACAGCCAAAACACTTGAAGGCTTGGATGTCGGTCCAGATCGAAAATGATGGGGTCTTCTCCGCGTGAAACGGGCAGCGGCCGACGAATCGCCGCGGCGGGACGTGTTTCAGCGGGAGATACTCCGCCACGACAGCCTCGATGGGGTTGGCGTCCCGCACCCGGGCGATGTCGTGGTCCGTCACGGAGCAGCCTCGATGTATTCGGCGAATTTCGCCCGTTCACTGCGCACTATGGAAATCCAGGTGGATCCAGCGCAGAGGCTGCAATCTGGGTCCACCTTGCGAAAGTACTCGCCTGCGCAGGGACACCACTCGATGGCCACCCCGCAGTAGCGGCAGGTGGTGTATTCTCCGCGCCGGTGGCCCGGGCGATGCCAGCAGCGGAACGTGATCACGGCGCAGCCTCCAGGATCGCGATCCGCGCCGCGATGTCCGCGAGCGCCTGGTCCACCGACCGCGCGACGACGAATACGCCGCCGTGCGCCTGGACCATCGCGCCGAACGACCGCTGGGCCGGGCGGACGGTATCCTGGCGCGATTTGACTTCAACCGCGAGCATAGCCCCCACGCCGCGCACGGTGACCACACCCATGATGTCGGCGAGACCAGGAGGTGAGGATCGAGTGAACCGGTTTCCGCGCTTCACCGCGATCACGTTTTGCCTCCAGCACCTGGCCGGGAATCGCCGCGGGATTTCCAATAGCAGATCGGCTGTGAGTGCGTTCGCGGCGCTCACAGCAACCTCTCCGTCGGCAGCATCCCGTTCGCACGCGGAGACACATGCCCGCGGATCCCGTAATTCGTCCGCGCGTTGCCGAACGGGATGCGGTTCGAGTCTATGCCGTGCTGCGCGATCCAAGCCTCGCGATCCCGTTCCCACTGCGCAAGCAGCGCCGCGGTGGTGTACTCCTCGTACGGCGCGCCGCGAAACCTGGGCGGGATGTCCGCGAGCGGGGTGCCGGGCGGGTAGGTGCGGTATTCGCGGCCGTTCGGAGCGCGGAGGATGACTAGGCTGATTGCCGCGACTGGCCCGGGCTTCGCAACTGGGCTGGGATTCGGTACGGCCGGTACGCTCATGCCCTCGCTCCTTCCGGCCCTGCCCCCTCCAGCAATTCCTGCCGCGACGGGGCATCCACCGGATCCACCATCAGCGCGGCAGCGTCCATCCACCCGCGCGGCGGCCACTGGCCATGTCGGAGCCGGTACTGCATGGCCGGATATCCGCGCTTATACCCGCGCTCGTTCGCGACGCGGCGGAACCCCACCAGGTCCAGGAAGTTCACGTTCCCAGCGATCTTGTCGAGCAACTCGCGCGCGACAGCCTCACGGGTGAGTTCCGTCAGATCCCCGGCGATGACCTCGACCTCCTTCACCTGCTTCGGCGCGATCCATCCACACGCGGGGCAGGCTGGCAGCGTCGAGCGGAACGTAAACCAGCACTGCATACATACGCGGACCCCAGTGGACTCTTCTTCCTCGCGGCCGCGCCGGCGCTTCGATCCCTCGAGCGACCACTCGCGCGGGTCGTCGGGGAAGCCGTGCCGGAGGGTGTTGCCTGCATGGTCAAGGATCAGGCAATTGTGGACGAGGATTCCGGACACAGTGAAGCGATGAAGCGGTCCGGCGTTGAGAATGTCCCATACACGCCCTTGGGTTTGCTGGACGGGATCGCCCATCGTTCGCGTACTGTCCGTCCACGAGACAAATTCCCGTAAGATATCCATGCCTCGTGTCCACATGTCATGCAGCGCGCGAAAACAAACATTCTCTGGTTGCCGCGACGGCCGCGCCATGTGACTTCCGGAGATATAACTTCGACCCGCCCGAACTGCATGCCTACCAAGTCCGGTCTGTGCGATGGGGATTTGTTTGGCGGCACACTCCCCAAAGGCCTTCCAACCTTCTTGCGTCCAGACTCCGTGTTCAGGGGTTGCGGTAAGTCCGGCATAAGTGATTACCTCGCTTTCTCCTTTACAAATTGCCCCATCATGCGAAACCCACTCCACGCCATCCCAAAGCCGCATGCCAGTCGTGACTTGCTCGATTGGGACAAGTCCTTTGTCGGTTAGGACCAACTCTCCTTCCGCGATGCAGTCGGTTTTCCCAGGCGATGGTCGCAGTACACGTCCAACCTGTTGCAGGTACAACGCAACGCTCTGCGTTGGCCGCGCAAGCACGGCGCATGCACATGCCGGGAGATCCCAGCCGTAAGAAATGATTCCGATGCTGACCACGCCCTGGATTCGGCGCTCCGTGAGGTCGTCCCAAATTGCCTGGCGGTTCTGGGTGTTCGCGTCGACGTACACAAACTTATGGCCCTCGGTATTCAGTTCGTCGGCGATGTGGTGCGCGTGATTGCGGTCCACGGCGAACACCACCGTCGGCCGGTCGGCCGCCAGTCGCGTCCAGTGCTCGACGATGTCGCCGACCAAACGCGGCTTATCGCAGACCTCGGCCAGTTCCTTCTGGTCGAAGTCCCCGCGCGCGGTGTGCACGCCGGCGAGATCCGGAGACGACGGCGCATATACCCGCGCCGGCACCAGGTGGCCGCGGTCGATCAGTTCGCACATCGGCGGCCACTCGACGATCACCTCGAAGATTTCCCCGAGTCCCTTCCCGTCGGCCCGGATCGGAGTTGCTGTGGTCCCCAGTACAATAGCTTCCGGGTACTTCGCGAGCACATCCAGCCACCCCTGGCTCACCGAGAAATGGCATTCGTCCAGGATCAGGATGTCGGCGGGCGGCGGATTCCGGCGCCGCAGTGTGTCGATGCTGGCGACGTGTACCGGCAGCCACGGAGCGCGGCGCGGATGGTTCGCCATGATGACGCCGTGATCGAGTCCGAGTCCGTCCAGCCGGCGGCTGAAATCGAACACGATTTCACGGCGGTTGACCAGGAAGATGGTCCGCTTGCCCTTGGCGGCCGCGCGGGTGACCAGGTCGGCCGCCCATGTGCCTTTGCCGGATCCGGTCGAAGCGACGATCAGGATGCGCCGTTTGCCCGCGCGGAGGAGTTGCCGGACCTCCTCGTCACCGTTGCGTTGGTAATCGCGGAGCGCCGGCCGGTGTCCAATATTCGGTTGGGGTCTGATATTCGGTATGCTTGACAAGGCACGTCTCCTGGATGTGCTACAAACCCGGTGTTATCCGGGGAACCCGGTAGCTACTCGCCTATAGGGCTGCCAAACTCCATCGACCGATTGGCTACCGGGGAAAACTGATCCTGATTCACCCCACCTGTTGCGACCGCCTGATCGCCCGCGTTCCGCGCGTGAAACCTATACCTCCGTTGCTTGGCCGTGTGCTGGCATCGCGGCGAGCAGTAATCCGCGTCAGGCCGCCGGTCGTCTGGGATCTGGCGGCCGCAGTGGGCGCAGCGTTTGTCGGTCACCGATTCCTCCTCACCACGCACACCATCACCGCCCCGCCACGCGCATCCACAGCGGGCGCGCAGATCATCTCGTGCGTCGGAGGCCGCGACGGAAGCAGTATCCATAAGAGAAGCGCGGCGTTCACGACCTCCCCTCCATCGCCAGCCGCTTCACCTCGGCCATCAGCTTCCGCCGATTCGCCCAGTGTGCCAGTTCAAACCAGTGGGCACCCCGCCTATCCACCAGTCCCATCCAGAACGAAGATTCGTACCACACGATGCCGCGCGTATACCCGCTGGGATCGATCAATCGGTCCATGGATCCGCACGCCAGCCAGCGCCACCTCTTGACGGGATTCTTGCGGGATTCATGCTCCGTAGCCGGAAAACTGCCGTCCAGAGATCCCCGTAAGTCCTTTGTTTTTCGCTCAGCCACTAACTAGCTCCTTTCGTTTCAACGGTCGCTGTAGAATGGTTCTCCCATGACGGGCAAGCCATAGTCATATAAAGACATATAAGAATCATCCACTTAGCTTCATCGCTGCCGTGTTCTTGTCGGGATTTTGCGGGAATTTGACGTACCAGACAAGCAACTTCCCGCTTCCATAATTCGGCTCCCGATCCACTCCGCGCAGTCCGGGTACACTGCGTTGCCGAGCCGCGACAATCGCTTTGTCCGATTTGTCATAACTCGGTCCATCCAATCGGGAACCCCATCAACCATTCCACGAACCGGGGATTCAAGCGCCGGCGCGAGGTCCGGCCGTTCGGCGAGGATGGCGGGCCATCTTGGGTCTGCTGGTCCTGGTGCTGTGCGAAGTGGTGCTCGACATAGTTCGGCAACTGCTCCCCCTTCGTCCCCCTGCCGCGCTCCGATCCCGGCTTCGCATTCGGCGTCCGGTAGTCGCGCGACGCCGGCGTCGGGAAGAACCTCGCCTGCTGATCCAGCCCCATCTCGTCCTTGCGCTCCCCGCCGCGGGATCGGAACGAGTCCGTCGCAGGCGTCTGCCACTGGTTCGCCTGCTTCGCAAACTCCCCGCCGCCACAACCGCCCACCTTCCCCTTCGCGTCCCGGTTGCTCATCCCCCTTGCTCCCATTCCGTCGTGAGCATTCGGAGTCGGCCAGTGTTCCGCTTGTTCCGCGATCGTCACCTGATGGCCGTTCCCGATGCTCCCCCGCCTGTTCCGTGGTCCGCCCTGCCCCGCTGAATCCGGAGTGCGCCACAACTTCGCGGCACCCGTCAGCGAGTCCACTGCCCCCGGATGATTCCCGCACGATTCCCCGTCCTCCGCTCGCGCTGTAGGCCACGATGAACACGCGCTTTCGCTGATGAGCGGCGCCGAAATCTGAAGCTCGTAAACTGAGCCAGAATCCCACATACCGCAGTCGGGCCAACTCTCCGACCACTCTGGACATTGCTCCTGGAGCAAGGATGCCTGCGACATTCTCAACAAGAATGAATCGGGGTCTAAGAACCCCAATGAGGCGGGCGAACTCAAACCAAAGGCCCGAACGAGAGCCTGCAATTCCAGCCCGCTTTCCGGCTTGGCTGAGGTCTTGGCAGGGGAATCCGCCGACGAGTAAATCAACTCGTTCGAGTTCGTGTCCGGTAACGGTGGTGATGTCGCCATACTGTTCCACTCCAGGGAATCTGTTACTGAGCACCTTACGGCAGTACTCATCTTTTTCGATCTGCCAGCGACACTCGAAACCAGCTCGCTCCAACCCAAGATCAATTCCGCCAATACCCGCGAACAAAGAGCCGAACGTCACTGTTTTCGCCCGCCTTCCCCGATCACCAGTTCCGCCATCCTCCGCGACGCCCGCTCCTGATCCGCCACCGTGCGCCGGATGTAATGGTCCGTCATTTCGTCCGATGCGTGCCCCATCTGCTCACGTAGCGACGTGCTGCCCGCCGCATCCATATAGGTCGCATACGTGCGCCTGAGAGCGTGCCATGCGGTTCCGGAGATCTGGATGCCCGCGACCTTCAGTGCGCGCTTCAGCGTCCTGTACGCCGTCCACTGCTCACACGCGAAGATTCGATCCTCCGCACCCGCACCAGCCGGCCGTTCCAGCCGCACCGGGCCCAGTGCCACACTGCGCACGCCGGACGCCGACTTCGGTTCGACCATCTCACCGGATTGCTGGCAGCGGGACTCATCCACCGTGAGCACCGGCGGCCGGTAGTCATCCCAACGCAGCGCCAGAATCTCGCCGATTCGCAGCCCGCAGAACAGCGCCACGCGCGCCAGGTCACCCATCCGGACACCCGGGAACGCTGCCATGGTGTCGCACACCGCCAGCAGGCGCCGGATCTCATCAGGAGTCAGCGCCCGCAGTTCGGCCACGGATGCCTTGGCGTGCGGCAGCCGGACCCGCTCGCAGGGATTCCGGCGGTCGGCTTCCACGTAGCCGTAATCCGCGGCGACTTCAAGAACCGATTTCAGCGTCGCAAGCAGCCGCGCGAGCGTGTTCCTGGTGCGCGTCGGAGCCAGTTCGTTCAGCCATCCCTGGATCCGCATCGGGTTTACATCGCACAGACGGAGCCCGCCGAATCGAGCCTCGATCATCCGACAACCGGACACGTAGCCCGGCCTGCTGTTTGGTTTCAAGGTCGGGATGAACGTATCTTCGTAGGTGCGGAGCCAGTTGCTCACTGGCACCTGAGATTCGAGCGTCGCCTGAACTGGCGCGTTCACCTGGCGGCGGAACTCATCGCGTTGCCGCTTCGCATCCCGCTCCGTCATCTCGACGCACAGGCCGAAATACTTGCGCCGTTCGATCCGCTTCGTCTGCCCCGGTCCCGTTATCACGTCCACCGCATACCGGCAGAACCATTTCGCCCGCTTCTTGTTGCGCGGCGAAGTTCGCCGTAATTCACACTCCTGGTATCCATCGCGTCCCATTTGAGAATTCTTCTCAGATGGGAGAATATCCCGAACGGTGTAGGAGTGGGGCAGCGTGGCCATTGCTAGGCGCATTCCTCCATGGCCACCAGATCAAACAAGCCCGGCGTCTCAGCTTTCCGTTCCGCCGCCTCGCAGTAGATCGTTCCATCGGCCCAGTACCGCGTATTCAGTTCCACCCCGAGGCCTCGGCGGCCGAGCAACACCGCGCGATACGGGACCGTTCCAAGTCCCACGAACGGATCGAATACTATCTCGCCCGGTTCCGTGTACTGAGTAATCACCCGATCTGCAATATCGAACTGCATCGGGCACAGATGGCCCTCTCGGCCAGCGGCATGTTGCAGCGTATTCATGCCGAGCATCCGCGTTACATCGGTCCATACTTCGTCAGACCAGGATGATGGCTGAAGGAGCATGAAGGTCACCGGGAGCCGCCCGCCCGCTTTGGTGCATTTGCAGGAGCCGTTTGCGCAGCGTCGCTGCCCGATGTGGATATGCTTGCACTCGGGGCAGCGTTCCAGCGATTCGGCCAGCGCGACGTGATTCTCGTAGTTGTACACGTTCTCGGCTGTGACCTTCTTGAATAGCTGGAAAATCTGAGCGTGCGTGAGGTCATCCAGTTCTTCCGGCGCAATCAGGCGGTTTCCGTCTGACCGTGCGTAAGCGTGCGCGTCGATCTGCCATCGAGAACGCGAGTACTTGCCTTTGTCTTTGACCACAGGTTCATCAGCGTAACTGTTCGTGGCGTCTGTCGGAGGCTTACGAAAGGTCAACAGATACTCCGGCATTCCGTGCCCCATCTTCGTACCGTCTTTGCACTGTTCCGTCCAGCCGAGCCGGTAGGTCTGGTTGTTCTCGCGCACGACGTCTGTTGTGATCGTGCGCATTCCCAGATACGCGAATCCATGCTTCGTAAAATGAGCGATGGCGTCGCAGTGGAACGGGTAGACGGTCTGGAATCCCAGCTTGTTGATGCCTCCCGGAATGATCCGGTCCTTGACATGCACTGATGCTATGCGGCCCGGCTTAAGAATCCGGAGCAACTCCGGCGTCAAGAAGTCCATCTGCTTCCAGAAATGCGAATTGGAATCGGTGTGCCCGAAGTCGTTATACGATGGCGTGTATTCGTACTGCGTCGAAAAGGGGATACTGGTCAGAATCAGGTGCTGCGAGTTGTCCGGCATCGTCATTGTTTCGAGCACGGCATCGTTGTTAATGAGCCGCCATGACTTGCCGGATACATCCTGCCGCTCGACCCCGATGGACCGCTGCAACGTCGAAGCCAGCGCCGCCTCCGCCAGTCCGTACTCGCGGATGATGGTGGACATTTCGCCCATCATCTCGATGTGCTGCGCCCATTTCTGCTCGAGAATGCGCCGGACTTCCCGCTCCGCTTCCGTGTAGATCAGATCGATTCGGACGCGGCGAGTCTGAAGAAATCGCTGGATGCGATGGAGCGACTGGAAGAACTCGTTAAACTTGAACCCGATGCCGAGGTAGATCGCCCACGCACAGTACCGTTGCAGGTTGCACCCGGACCCGAGCATCACTGGCTTAGCCGCGAGTTCGGATATTCGCCCATCGCTGAAATCGGCGACAATGTCCTCGCGCTCATCCAGATCCTGCGAACCGTATACCGTCGCAATGGCTGGATCAGCTTTCTTGATGGCGTGTCTCTCGGCTTCGAGATCGTGCCAAATCACCCGATGCGCGGCCGGGTCCAGCGCCCGCAGTTCCATCATCTTCTCGATACGCGGCTGCAAGCTGTCGCGCTTCTCGCGAGAGGCCTCGACCACACCGGTAGATGTTGACTTAACTAGCCGCCCTTGCCCGCTGACTTCGTACCCGGCGTTGCTGTGATCTGTTGGCAGTTCGTGCCAGTGCACATCCATGTCCGGCAGCTCGTACCCGGCATCGTCGTAGCCGAGATCGGACGGTCGCTGAAGAAAGATCGCCCAGGACGCGCACCATAGCCAGAACTCACGTTGCTTATGTGGATGGATCGTGAGTTGATCGGCCTTCTCGGAGTTGCGCTTGAAAAATCGAGTCTTCGCCTGCCCGATGTCCATAACCTCGAGGAATCCGGCATAGGCGAGCAACTCGATGTAATCGTTCGGCGCCGGTGTTGCAGTGGCAACGAAACGAAAGCGGATTCCAGATCCTTCGAAGATCGTCATGAACTCGCGGAACGTCTTCGTACCGCCGAACCCCCGGAGCACAGCCGCTTCATCGAGCGACGTGCCGATGAATTGACGCGGGTCCAACTTGCCCTCACGAATCGTTTCGTAGTTCGTGAGGTAGATACCCACCGGGCCCGCTTCCTCGATCCGGCGAATGAATGCGACCGTGATTCCGAGGGTCCCGGCATCGCGCATAAATTCCTGTCGAACGCCGAGCGGACAGACGATCAGAAACCGCCCGCCTGCGTGCTTGGTGATTAGCCTCGCGATCTCCAACTGCATGAAAGTTTTGCCGAGTCCGAACGCGGCGAAGATCGCGCGCCGCCCACCGCGCACCGCCCAGAGCACGATATCTCGCTGATGCGGTTTGAGCATCGGATTCACTTCAGATGGATCAATTTCGATGCCGTCGAGTGATGCTCCGATCACCTTGGAGCGAAGGAACGCTTCGTATTCCGCTCGCTTGTCGCGCTGCTTATCCGTCCTCAAAATCGTCTCCTCCATCAGCCAGTCCTCCGCGCCCTGCATGGCTCCATTGCGTCCCTGCTCCTCCGTGGCCCCGTACTTCGCGCACCACGCGGCCAACTTCGCCGGGTCGGTGAGGTACGATGCGCACTCGGCCTGTTCAGCGAGGCAGCGGGCTAGATCGGTCATGCCTTCGGTTCCGCCATCTCGATCAACATCTCCCGCAACTCCTCGGCGCTGACGGCGGCCAGAATCTCCGGGATGGACTTGTCGGGCTCGCTAGCAATCGTGGCGATCGCATCGGTGAGCCACAGCTTGCACGCCCGGTGCTCGTCGGACCCGGATACGTACTCGCCTTCAAGCAGCGACTCCAGGTTTTCCACCGCCTCCCACAGTTGCAACTGGGCGATGATCGCGAGCTGCGCCAGGTGGACGATTTCGGGCGGACACGTCAGGGGCCAGCGTTTTATCCATGTGGCTCCCGCCTTATTCGACGACACAGTTCCGGCGGATTCCATCCTCCGGAGATACGCGCGTCTCAACGATCCCCCGCTCCCGCATCACGGAGAGCTGGGAATACACAGATGGAGGAGTAGTCTTCAGCCGCGCGATGATCTCGCCGCTGGTCAGCGGCTCGGCCTTGCGGATCAACTCGATGATCGCGTTCGAAGCCGGGCCGACCGGCTGTCCGTTGACTTCGGCGACGTGCTTGCGGCTCGCGCGCTTCGCCGGAGTAACTGCCGCCGCCGACTCAGCCGCCGCGGCCGCTTGCCGTACCACACGGGCTTTAAGTTTCTCGAATCCATTCTCGACGTGTCCGTTCTTTCCATTTTTCTCGGGTGGACCGTAGAGAGCGCCGAACGTGGTGGCGTCAATAACCCCGACGCCATCGACCACGAACAAGTGCTCCGTCGATCCGACCGGGACAACCTCCAGCGCGCGCACAGTTGCGTGCCTGGCTGCGTATTCCTGGTACGCGTATTCCTGGTACATGACTCTTCCCTTTCTGTCTTCGTTCCGCTTGGATCAGCCGCCACCACTCCACGGGCGACCACCTCCCCCCGAGATTCCTCGCCCTTGACGTACTGGAGGCTGATCGAAGCGTCCGGCCCGCGCGGGAACTCGCGTTCCGGATCAATAAGCCGGGCCGTCCCTTTTCTTCTGCCAACGCGGCCCGGCTAAAACCATCCTGGAAAACCAACTCGCCTGGTTACGGTCGCTGTCGCGGGCTGACTGCGCCACTGGACCGCATATCGCTACCCTCCTTTCATGTCTGCACCGTCAAAACGTCGTCGGACACTCGCGTGATCACAAACTGCATGTCCAACTTCTTAGCCGCCGCCTCGAACGCCGCGAACGTCTGGGAATCCAGACACTCCAGGTTGTCGACCAGCACCAGCGGGCACTCGCCGGCGCGCAACTTCGCGACCTTCAGCGCAATCTGAACCTTCTTCGCAGTATTCAGCCGGTCGAACTGGATACCGTCCATGAAGATCTCGCCGTCCCGGACCTCGAGCCCTTTGATCGGCAGGTGTTCGAGCAGCCGGTTCCGGAGCGCTTGGATCCGCTCCAGCCCCGCCGACAATTCCTCGGCCTCGCGCTTCCGCTGGTCCGCTTCGGCGGTCATCTGGTCGATGATCGCGCGCGTATTTTCCGCCCGGGCGTGCTCCTCGGCGAGTTGATCGAGCCGCGCGACTTCGGCGGCGACGGCCGAACGCTCGGCGGTTTTCTCGGCCAGCGTCTGTTCGAGGATGTTGCGGGCGAGGTCCTTGATCTTCTGGATCTGGGCATCCCGGGCCCGCTCGCGGTCCGCTATCTGCGCCTGCAAGGTCCGGATCTGTTCGCGCAGCGCGTCGACCGCCACCGCCGCGCGCCCGTTCTCTGCCCCGATTTCTTCCTCGGCGGCCTCCCTCGCCTCATGCTTCGCGGTGGCGATCTCGGCGTCGATCGCGCGCAGGCGGTCGTGAGCGTCCACCGACGATCCAGCCAGGTCCGCCGGCGTCTCCGCAGGCAGCGAGCGCTGGAGCTGCTCGGCCGTGGCGCGCTTCTCCTTCTCTGCGCGGTTCACGGCCGTGCGCTCCTCGTACAGCATCTTGCGGGTGCGCTCGATCGCCTCCAGCCCGTTCAGCCCGTCGCCGGCGACGCGGCGCCCGGCCGCGGCGGTCAGATCCTCGTCGGATACCTGGATGGGCATCACCTCGAGCAGCCAGGCCGCACGCTTCGCCGGCGGCGCGCTGAGAAACGCTACCGGGTTCGCCGACAACGCATCGAGCATCTGCTCGATCACGGCGCGGGCTTTCTTAATCGGCTTTCCGTCGGCGTCGCGGCCGGTGAGGTACGCGCCTTTCTCGGTCACGGAACGGCGGAACTCGGAGCCGTCATCGAGCACGATCACGACCTCGCCGGACTCGGCGCCCTTGCGAATCAGCGATGCGTCGTGCCCGCCGTCGACCATGGATTTCAGCGCTTCAAGGATTGAGGTTTTTCCAGTGCCGTTTTTCCCGGAGATTTTCGTCACGGCGCCGGGCGTGATGTCGAGCTCGTCGATCCCGAGGATGTTGCGGATGCGGATCTGTTGGACTCTCATGATGCTGCTCCTGAGATCAGATCCACTCCGACGGATCGTTGGGGACCGCGACCTGGACGGGCGGCGGTGGTTCGGGTCCGGGGACCGGCTCTGGACCTGGCGTCGTCGCCCGTGCTCCGCGCATCCGGTCGCGCAAACCCGCCGTCCGTTCCTCTGTCTTCGCCGCAACCTTCGCCGCCGGCGCGGACGCCGCGGCCGCCGCCGGGCGATCCTCGACTTCCGGATAGAACTCCGCAGCCATTGCCGCTGCGCGGACCGCTTCCGGCTGCTCTTCGTCGCCATCCTCGATCATGTCCTCGGAGCCAGCGGGCAGCATGGCTGGCGGGGCAGCGATCGCGCGCCGGAACGACAGCGCCTGCTCGATCATGTTCTTTCGCAGCGCCTCGATCGTGTCCGCGCGGAATTCGAGCGACACGCCGTACTGCGTCGCCGCCTGGCCGTTGTGGTTCGTCTTGTACGGCCGGAGCACCATCACGAGCGGGATGCCGACGAGTAGCCCTCCGGTCAGCGTCTTGATCCGGTACAGGCTCGAGAAAATCTGACTGATCGAGCGGTACCCGGTCGTGTGGAAGTAACAGGTCCCGCCCACCCGGAGATTCCGCACCAACTGGAACCGCAAGTCGCCCGACGGCTTGCACGGCGACGGGCATTCCTTGCCGTTGCGCACTTCCGGCTTCTGGTACGGGCACCCCCGCGTCCAGCAACCGTCGATGATCGGAAACATCTTCTGGCCGGCGGCCTTCATCTCGGCCGCGAGCGCCTTCTCTTCGTCGGTCGCGGCCAAGCCCAGCACGCGCATGGCGTCGATGCCGTTGCCGTGGCACTTCAGCTCAGACGCGGACCACATTTGGTACTCGCCAGCGAACGGGTCATCCGCCATGAATACGATGTCGATCTCGCTGGGCATCGGCCCATGTGCCTCGATCGCGTCAAAGTCCGGCTCGAACGAACCGTCCGCCGTCGGCCGAGTGAACGTAAACCAGGAGATTTTACGCGGATACGGGCACTCTGGGGACTTTGGGGCTGTGGCGTCGTAATGGCGCTCGGCTTCTCCGCGCGACGCGAAGCGGGTAACTGTGGTTTTTCCTTTCTCGTAGCCGGCCGAGACGCACCATGCGAGTTTGCCGTCGCGGGATTCGGTCCAGACCATCGCGGACTTGCCCTTGGGCATGCCGATGCCGACCTTGACGAGCTTAGCCTCGCGCACGATCGGTGATCCGTCGATCTGGTGAGTAATCCCGTAAAGACGGGATGTGTCGATAAATTGTGTTGCCATTAGAATAGATCCTCGTCATCGGGATCCTCGTCATCGGGATCCTCGTCATCGGGATCCTCGTCATCGGGATCCTCGTCATCATCGGTGTTGACGAAATCCACATCCGGCGCGTCCGCGATCGTCTCTGCTTCTGGGGCTGCGATCGCAGCTATGGCCGGATCGGGAATGCACTCGATGCTTTCCGCCGCGACATGGGGTTGCGGCTGGCGCTCCTTTTCGAGCAGCGCACGCACCGTCGCTTCCGGCGTTGGAGTCAGGGCGTAGATCGCCTTCACGCCCAACAACTTCGTGAACCCTCCCGCTGCTGGAATCTTTTCCGTGTAGCGCCACACCTGGCCTTGGGGTGCCCGCTCGCCAGTATGTGGATGGAACCGGCTCATGCGGCCCGCCCGGCTGACCTCCGGCACAGGCGGGACTTCCACGCGCACCAGTTTGTCCCCGGCAATGGGCTGTTCGCTGATTTGTCCGGCGAAGCGCTGATGCCCGAAGATCTCGACAATTGCCCAACAGGGCGAAAAGTCCTGTGTTGTTTCTTCCACTGAAATCGGTCCTTCCACTTAAAATCGGTCCCTTTCCTTTACCTCGGATAAACTCGCAACGGCCGGCTCACGCTCGGCCACTTATACTTCGCCGCCAACTCCGGCTTGTCGCGTTCGAGCGCCCGCGTATCCCACCGCATCGACGTCTGCGGCCGCCAGTACACTCGCGCCCCGGGAGTGTCCACCGCGGTCCGATCGCCCAGCGCCGCCTCCAACTTCTCCCGCGCCGCCGCCACCAGCGCGTCGGCTTCCTCCGCGATATCGCGAGCCTCGACGTACTCAGCTACCACGGCGGCGATCGCGGGATCATGTTCCACCTCGCCGTCATCGCTGCCAGCGCACAGATCAAGCAGCGCCTGGCCCCGGCAACTGGTGCGGTATTCGCACCGCTGGCAGCGCTTGTCGCCGGCGGGCAGCGAATCGGGAGGATCGCCAGACTGAACACTCCGCCAGAATGCCAGCACCTCGTCGCGGACCAGTCCGATGATCTCCTCGTCGCGATCGACGTCCCACCAGATCAGTTGCCAGTTGTCGGCGCAGTGCACCGCGAATGATCCCCACTGGTAGCCGGTGCACAGCATGCCGTGCTGGAGCTGGAGGATATAGGCGTCGGGCATCCCCTCGCGCTTCAGCTTGGCCAGCATGTCGCGGCCGACCGACTTGATTTCGAGTACTCCCGGCTGGAAGTCCGATTCGTTGTGCCCGATTTCGACGAGGCGATCGTGACTGTACACCGCACGATCGATATGCACCAGCATCTCCGGGTGCTCGGGATGCCGGATCAACCCACGGGTCTCCACGCGCCGCCCGGTCGCCGCCGCATACTCGTCCGCGATGATCGATTCGAGCTTCTGCCCGCGCCGCATCGGCCCCGATTCGTCACGCGGGTAGTCCGGCGCCTGGCCAGTCTTCTCCCTCCAGAGTTTGAGCGCGCAGCCGTAGGGTGGCAGCCTGAATAGATGGTGTACGTCGCTTCCGCCGATGCCGGTTTGGCGTTCGGCGAGGAACGCTGCACGGTCAGTGGCGGTCATCGCTGCCTCCGGTAGCTGATCCCGCCCGGCCCCGGCTCGCCCGCCATGATGTGCTGCGCCCGCGCCTCCTCATGCACGTGAGCGGACAGCAGATACTCGATCTGCCACTCGCTCACGCGCGACACCGGGACGCTCCCCCCGCCGACGATTACCGAGAGCGTGCGGTCGGATGCGACGACTACGCGGGCGGGAATGTCGAGTTTGTTCATGCGCACCCCCACAGTCCGAACGTGAGTCCAATCGCTACGCCGAGCGCCAATGCGCACGCCAACATCCAGATGAACCCGCCACAGCCGAGACTGCCGTCGGGATTCATCCCGTCACCGCCTGCATGATCAAGGCGGTAACCAGCGCCGCCGCGATGATGTGCCAGCAGACCCAACCGACCGCGCCGCACGAGTCCTCGCGTGCGGCGTTGCGCCATTTGCGGCGATATTCAGTCCAGGTCATCATCGCCACCCCCGGATCTGGTGGACCCGCAGACAAAGCGGGCAACGGTAGCCGCCCCACATCGGCCACATGGGGGCCGGGTGCATCAGTCTGCACCACCACGCGGCAACGCGGTCCAACAACGACAGGCTCGGCGTGTGCCACGGCGGACACGCCTGCTCACACAACTCGTCGGGAGCCGCGCCGCAATATGCGCAATCGCTGGTCATCGCGGCCACCCGACCATCACGCACAGCCACACCGCCCAGATGGCCACGGCGGCCATCCAGATCACCGACGCGCGCAGGCGCTGATACTTCGTCCGCCACCGCGCCCGGTCTTCCTCGGCACGCGCCGTTGCACCGATCTGGTCGTCCAGCAGGCGCATCAGGTCGTTGTAGGTGAGCATCCCGTCGTCTGGCTCGATGCGGTTGTCGCGGAGAAATTTACGGTCGTTTTTACTGAATTTCATCTCAAGCCTCAAAAAGTGGGGACGTGGCTCATGCCGTACCGCGCCCCCGAGTTGGAGGACATCTCAACACACAGGAGAAACCGTTGAGAAGCCCGCCGCTGTGACGGCAGCGATACGCCCCGGTTGGCCCTACGCGGGGCGTTGCGGGCTTCTCGACGGCTTCTCAGGCCGCCGGTTTCTCGCGGCCCACGATGCGGCCGCATTCGAACGTGATCCGCTCGCCGTCAACCAACGGCACGCGGAATCGGCGGTTGGTGCAGATTTTGAACCCGCCGGGCTGACTGGACCAGCGATGGATGAAAATAGCCCCCGTTCGATAAACCCACGTAACCCTGTCCGCCGTTGAAGCGGCAATCCCCGTTGCGCCGCATTCAACGGTGGAATGCTCTCCGGAGGTAACCGCTATGCCCCTCCAACCGGAAGCGGCGGCGTTGCCACTCCAACCGGAAGCGGCGGCGTTGCCCCTCACACCGGAAGCGGCGGCGTTGCCACTCACACCGGAAGCGGCGGCGTTGCCCCTCTCGCCGGAAGCGGCGGCGTTGCCCCTCACACCGGAAGCGGCGGCGTTGCCGTTGGCGGTAGCCGTTATCCACGCATCTCGCCCGCGCTCAATTTTTGCCAAAGCTCCCCACCAGGAGCCGACGTATTCAAGTCGGACCGACTGGGCTTTGACCTTCGGGCCGGCCCCGAGTAAGCGAACATTGCCCGGCTCCACCGAGACAACTTGCCAGATCGCATCGGTGAAAACGGGGTCCTTGCCGTCACCGATCCCGATGCCCCATGGCCAGCCGTGGAGGCCGTATCCGCACTCGTTGTCATCGCGCCAATCTGGCGCAGTGACGATACTCCCTATTTCTGACGGCCACTGGAAGCCGTCATAACTGCGCCCGTTCCGGTCTGCAAACCGCACTAGCAGAACGCGATCCCCGCCGTTTGTCCATTGGTGTACCGGGATCATGCCGCCAGCCTCCGCACGATCCGCAGATTCCGCTCCGCATCCAGCCGCGCCACGCGCTCACGCCGGAACTGGACCCGAATCACCGTCTCCACGTCGATCCGCGCCGCGGGGAAATCGACATCGATCCGGTAGCCCTTATTTCGCATCCGGATGTAGGCGTGCCCGCGCGGGTATTTGTAGTCTTCATCCATTCGTTGCCTCTCGAAAAACAGCGATTGCCTGAGTTCGTTCACGCAACACCTCCTCCAGCCCAGAGATCCATTTCGCCGCCGTCGCCACTCCGGCCCGGTCGCACCGGACACCGTAAACCGAAAACAAGTCCACAAAGTCAGCGGGCGTGAGTTCGCCCTTGATCAAGTACCCGATGGAATCAGCCAGCCGGGAGAACTTGCGCAGAGATTCCGCCTGTTCAGCGTCCGTTTTGCCGTGCGCAGCGGGGAACTGCCGGAGCTTGCGGACTTCGGCTTTCTTCTCGGTGCGCGGAAGCGCCGCAATGCGCTCCTGTTCGCGCTTCGGCTGCTTCGCGATTGCCGCCGCCGCCGAGATCGATAGTTCGCCCCGATCCATCTGCGTGATGATCTGTTCGACGGCTTTGTGGACTACCGCGCGCGCTTGCTCGTAGCTCGTGTGATTGGCGAATCCGGCCTTCTCTGCGGCGATATCTCGCGTTTTCCCTTGCGGATATAAAGGTGCAATATTTTGCACGTTTTCGCTCGGACGGCCCCGCCGTTCCGGCATCGCCCCCTGAATCGCGTCCGCAATCGCCACCCGCTCGCTCGGCGTGAAATCCTTCCGGAGTTCGTTCTCCGTATACTCGCCGTTCAGGATCGAGGACACCCGCACCACTCGCGCGTCAATCTTCGTCCACCCGAGAATCTGAGCCGCCCGCAATCGCCGCTCACCGAATACCAGTTCGTTCTGCTCGGTGATGCCGATTGGCTGGAGCAGTCCTTCCGTGGCGAGACTGGCTGCGAGTACTTCCAGGTCGCCCATATCCTTCCGGTGCCGATTGGCAACGATCACGCGAGCGATCTCGATGGATGCGACTGCGGAGGAGTGCTTCACGCGGCATTCCTCTGCGCGCCGATTGGCCGAATCGGGAACGTCCCAATCAACCGCCCCGTTGCGATGCCGCGCGTGTACGCGGCCCGCTTCTCAAGTTCCGTCCGCTCGATCAGCACGTCTAGCGTTTCGCGGATTGTGAGTCCGCTCGACTTCGCCACCCGCTGGATGCCATCGCCGTGCTCACGGAGCCGCGCCACCACGGAATCCGCAATCTCACGCGGGATATAGGCCCTTTGTTGCGGTTTCCGTTGCGTTGCAACGGTTTGTAAATTCGCTGTTGATGCTGGATACTGCATCAGCCTACACTCCTACCTGTAATTCCCTTCTTAGCGCGTTCTCCACGATCTGCTTTTGCGTGGTGTCGCGCTCGATGGCCGCAATCTTCAACGCCTTGACGAGCGACTCCGGTAGCTCGACGACGATCTGTTTCCGGAGTTCTTCGTCTGGTATAGTTTCTGTGGCCATGTGGAGTAAGTATGTCGGCTTGTGGTCATGAAGTCAAGACCAAAAGCCCACTTGTGGTCATGAGAAATATTTATGGCAGATAAGCCAACTATTTGCTTTCGCTGCACTGAGGCTTTCCGGGACACATTTGTCGGAACAGCGAAAATCAGGGGAACGTCTGGGCAGGAAATACTTCAGTTGTTCGCGGAGGCGTGGATGCGCGATCCTTCGGCGCTGGACCGCGCTACCTCCACCGAACCGAGTGGACTACGGGAACGCTCTGATTTACAGGCGGTAGCCGACTCTGATACAACGCTTGCAAATGAAGCGGAAATGTTGGCCGAGGCGGAAATGTTGGCCAGCGAGCTTAGCGGACTGCGAGCGGAAATGGCGGCGCTTAGAGCGGAGATTGCGGCGACTCGAAGACCGCGCGGCAAGGCTGCTCGTGCGAGCCGCCAGAAGGCGAAACGCTAACGATCTGGAGATGGTCCGGACGCGGAAGGGTGCCGGCCGAGTAGGGTGAGGCGGGAATTACAAAATAGAGTGGGCGCGGCGACGGCCCGCGCCCACTCGTTACTTCTGTGCCACCCGCAGCGCGAACGACCGGTCCTCGGTCCGCCCCGCCGCAGTCGTGATCCGGTTCGTCACGGTGTACACCTGGCCGACCATGCCGCCTGAAATCCACACCGTAGCCTTCGCTCCGTCGTGCGACGGCGCGGGGCTGGCTTGAACCAGCCCCGTTGGAATGACCCACACGGATGTGGAGATCTCATCAACCCCGAGCCACGTGGTCCAATCGACCGTGTAGTCGAGCTTCGCGTCCGGGTCGTGGGTCCATTCTTTTTGGATCATGGAGTCTCACTAATTAGGCAGATGCCGCGGTGAGGGTAACTGTCACGTTGAGAGTATCGCCGTTTTCCACCGCCCGGCTGCCGCTGAAATCAGCAGCACCGTACAGTGTCCCAGACGTACCGGTAGCGACGGTGGCGAGAAACGCCCCGTACACCGTGGCTGACCCATTGATCGCGAACACGGCCTTACTGGCACTGTTGTCGACCGATTGGCCAGACACAGACCCGAGAGTGAGTGCCTTCCGGTCGCCAGTATACGCCGTGATTTCCGTCCAACCCGCGTGGCTAGCCAGGGTGTCACCCGCCGCGATGGTGCCGGTGCCCTTGAGTCCGACGTACCACGCAGCCGTGTACGTCGAGCCCTTGAAGTACTTGTCGAGCACGTCGTTCAGTCCGGCATTGACGACGAGGTTGTGGGTTTCCTCAACCCACTTCAGATTGCCTTGCGCGTCGAAACACTCGACGCGGTAAGTGTTGTGGAATGCGATGCCATCGATGATGCTGGCCTTGAGAAAGCCGAGCAGGGACAGGATGCGGGTGAACAGGTTCATAAAGCAGGAGGCTCCTTGTTTGTGAGTTTTCGACGTTTGCGCGCGCGTGTGATTACGCTTCGAGACCTCGTTCTTCCAATGGAACGATCAGAGTTCGATCTTGTGGTTGCACGGTCAGCAGTCGCGGTTCGACGCTGATTGCCATCGTCCGCAACAGCGACGCGATGAAAACGCCCATGTCCGATCCGGCCACGATCCCCTGCGCCATTGCCAGCGAGATCATCCCGTTGACGATCAATTGCGACGTGCCGGAGTAGCCGACCCGCAACCCGACCAGCATCGCAAGCGTCGCGTCCATCTGCGTGGAGCCAGACAGCCCGGCCACCAGGCTCAGCCCGGCTGACTGATCGAAACTGCTTCCGGCCGCCGCCGACAGGTTGGCCAGCAAAGCCAGCGAGAATACCCGGCTGAACTCAAGGCCGGCTTGTGGGGCCAGCATTGCCTGTTCGAGCGCCAGCGATACCGCCGCTCCCCAATCAGCCTGCGATACCGCGGACAACCCCGGAATCAGGCCCAGCACCGCGACCGTGGCGTGGATCTGCTGCGCCGCCGCTGCCAGCGACCCGGCAAGCGAGAGCGTAACGGACTCACTGAATGCCCCGCCTAGGGATGACTGGGTCGACACCACCAGCGCCAGGAGCGCGCCGGCCAGAGCATCCATCTGCGATGCCCCGGTGAGCCCGCTCGACAGACCCAGCGCCGCCACTGCTGCCGCGTCCAGCGACCGGGCGCCAACGATTCCAGCCGACAGCGCCAGCGTGAATGAATCCTGAAAGGACTGCCCATAAATTGCCGCATCCAACGCCTGAGTAAGCGCCAGCGCAACGGCCGCGCCCAGGTCGGCTTGGGACACTCCGGTGATACCCTGGGCCGTCGCCAGCGCCGCGATAGCCTCCAGGGCCGCCTGAGAGGCAGCGGAGACGCCAGTTGACAGGCCCAGTGATATCGTTTCCAGTAGGACGTTGCCCAAGCCCGGCTGGACCTGTACCGAGAGCGCCGCAAGGATCGCCGCTGCCGCGTCCAGTTGAGCCGCGACCGTGGCACCGGGCTGGAGGCCCAGCACCGCTGCCCGGTCCACAGTGAGGGCGTAGGCAGCCGCCGCCCCCGGCTGGAGGCCGAGTGTTGCCGCGCCGCCGAGTTCGCCGGCCGCTGCCGTCACGAGCGCCTGGCTAATGGCGATTGCCGCTGTCCGGTCCGCCGTGACGGTCCGGTCCGACGTCGTTCCGGCCACGCACGCGAGCGCGATCGCGCTCGCGATGACGTTCTCCACCTGGTGCACCTGGCCGACCGAGACCCCAAGTGCCGCCGCTGTTTCGAGCGAAGCCTGCGCGGCCGCGGTGATGCCCCAGAGCCCGGCCAGCGTCGCCGCGCGTTCCACCGTGAGGGTCTGTGCTGCCGACATCCCCGGGGAGAGGCCCAGCGTCGCATCGTGGGTGAAATCGCCGCCGCCGATGGCCGTGAGCGCCGCGATAGTCCCAAGGGATGTTGCCGACTCGAAGGCTGCCTGTGACGCGGGCGAGAAGCCCGGCAGTACCCCGAGCGCGGCAGCCGCTACAAAATCGCCATGGTTGGCATCGGTGACACCCTGGGACAGGGCGAGCGATGCCGACGCGTTGGCATCCAGAGTGGTCGATACCGCGGCACCGGGAGACAGCCCCAGTAGCGCCGCCAAGTGCACGTCCATCTGCGCGGACCCGGAGAGCCCGTGGAAGAGATCCATCGCCGCCGCTGACTGGACGTCGGCAGTGTGCGAGTCGGAAACGCCCGCCTGGAGTGCCAGCGCCGCAGCGGAATCCATGTCTGCGGTTGGAATCCCGGAGACGCCAGGAGACAGCCCCAGTGCAACCGCTGACATCGCATCGAGCAGAGTGGAGCCCGCCATCGCGTGCGAGAGCGCAAGATTCGCCGCCGGGTGAAGGTCCAATGTCCGAGAATCTTCGAGTGCGTGCGAGAGAGCCAGCGCCACCGATGCCGGAACATCCACGGCGCGAGAGTCGGCGACTGATTTAGACAATGCCATCGCCGCCGCCACAAAAATGTCGAGCGTGCGCGCGTCGGTCATCCCTTGGGACAATGCCAGCGTGGCCGATACTTCATACGTGGACGCTGTCGCGGTGTAGTTGATGCGGATCGAGTACCGCTTCGACTCGTTCGTTACGCTGCCAAGATTCGCAGGCGTGCCGTAGTCGTTGGTGCTGTCGTATGCCGAATCGCCGGATGATCCGGTGTCATAGTAAAACGTTACCGTCGCGTTCGCCGGATCAGCGATGAATCCAAAATCGTAAACGGTCCCACTTGTGATCGACGGTTTGCTGGTGTATGTGCGCGACTTCCAGCCGGGAGTCAAGCCACTGATGCCGAGCATTGGGCTCACACCGTTTGTGAGCAGATTTAGCGTGCTGTGCAGGATAGCCACCATTTTTACTTGGCTGTACTGCGATGCCCAATTGGATTGACAGTAAACGTCGATTGAATCTACATCGCCATTAGCGGGCGCCGTCGCCTTGAGTATGTAGGCGTAATTCCCCGCTGCGTTCTGGTTGCTCAGCCCGATGGTGTTATAGCCGAACGTCGGGTCAACGATGACCGGATAAACCGCCGAATTGAGCCACGCTTGCGGAAGCGACAGCGTAACCGTGCCGCTGCCGTTCGCGTCCGGTTGCGAGATAGCGATGGTGCCCCATGTTTCCGCGCCCGCCGCATCCCGTGCATGCGGCCTGAAAATATGGCAAAGTTTCCCGGTTCCGTACTCGTTGCCGTGCTGCGATGCGTGATAGACCGCGTAGGAGCCGACGACGTTCTCCGGGCGCGTGTGGCTCGATGCTTCCTGTGGAGTCAGCGCGGGTTGGTAGTAGAAGACTACGTTTTTCGAGTTGTACGAAAACGAAAACGAATTACTCGGCGGTCTCTTGCCAAGTCTGATCTCGAACTCGAACGCGCCTTCGCCGTCGGCGACGTGGTAGAAAACGGCGCTATAATCCCCACGCTGCCAGATGATTTTCGTACTGCCGTCAGCGGTGGTGACGGTTTCTTTCCCGCCATTGGGCAAGTTCAAGCGGAAGGACAGATTCGCGTCGTTCCCCCATGACTTGATCTTGATCTGCGGATAGAACGCGCTCTGCAACACGTCGCCCACTTCCACCTCAAGGTGGGACTTGGGCGAGTAACGGAACGCGTTGGTTCCGGCTGGAACGAGAACGGCCATTTTGTTTTAGGAGATTATCGAGAAATCCGCGCGAACCGTACTGCCCACGCGCACAGACACAAGAACTGCCCGCACATCACGAAGGACTGGATCGACAGCCGATCAATATTCGGCCAGAACATCGCCATCGAAAGGTACGTCGTTAGGTCCACCGCACTGAGGCAACAGCGCCCGTCACCAGCGCCCGTGTCAGGAATTGCGTTCTGAGAGGCATACCCGTATCAGGGAAATGGATCAGTGATCCCACAGCAAACGCAACGGCCAGCCCCCACCCGAACGCGGCCGAGCCTGCCGCCTCAAGTCCAGCAGCGGCGAGTAACAGTATGTCGAGCGGCTCCGTAACCGCGAAGATAATGGCGTATTTGTCCGTGCGGTACGCATTGATGTAGATCGCGAAGATAATCGACCAGCGAATCAGATCGAATCCGATCCACGCAGTAAACAAAGGGAAGCGGCGGAAGTGGCCCCGCCGCACCAGCAGGCAGAGGACGAGCGCTTGAACAACGATAGCCGCCGCCCAGATGCCGATGATGAACTGGCGCGTCGTCACGGCCCAACAGGAGGCTTGCCCGGCCCCTCGGGGATAGGCGGCGGCCCGATGTTTTCTTCCGGTTCACCCGCCATCGCCGACTGAATCATTTTCAGCGCCTTCTGTTGATCGCCTTTCGGCATCTTCAGAAACTCGTCGAGAAAATCCTGTAACTTCATCATTGCATCTCCCTTCTAATCGCGGTCCGAACTTGCTCCTGAATCCATTTTCGAGAATTTCGGATCACGCCAACAATATACCGCCCTACAAGCGAAACCGCCGCAAGGCTGGCTAAGAAGGCCACCACACGGGCGCCCATATTGATGAGCATTTCACTCTGTCGCTGCGGTTCGTCCGTGACAGTCTAGCCTCGTGATGCTCCCGACGTGCCCGAGATATGCATGGGTGTGCGGGTCTATGACCGGAGCCGCATACACGCGCACCGGAATCAGTTTTCCATCGGCGGTGATGTAGGTTTGATCCATCTCACCATAACTGCCATCCGTCCAGGTTGCGGCCCACCAGCGTTTCGCGCGCTCTCTGCAATCCGGCGCGATGATCGTTGCCCACCGATCGCCCAACAGTTCCGACATCGCGCGCCCTGTCCACATTGGCACCTGTTGAGACATCTTCGTCAGTTTGCCGTGTTCGTCAGTTTCGAAAAACGCGCGGCACGAATCTTCGAATCCGCGCATCGTCCATTCTTTGAGCGAATGCCTTTGAATCACACGCAGAGTCTCCGATTGTTCGCGGCTCAGTTTATCGACGGCATCGCGCAGCGACGTGCCTCCGTTCGGCCTCAACTCCGCTTTGATCGCGGCGGTTTCCGCGTGAACGACTTGCTGAATCAACTCCGCGAAATGCAAGCGTATTTTCTCCGGCATCGGATACAGCCAGAGTTTCCAAACGCCGAGCACGACGGCAAGGCCCACACCGCCGATGATGGATACCGCGATTTCGTTAGTCAATGCGGCCTCTCGAAAATGAAATAAATAGATCCCGCGTACCCGATCTGGAGTTCTTTCGCGTGCCAGCAGCCCGCCGCGTTGTTGTCGCGGTCGATCACCACCGCACGGCAAAACGGGCAAGTTGCCTTGTACGTCACGTGACTGTGATCCTCGATGCGTGACGCCTCGACGCGTAATAGATCAGTCCGATTCGGAGCTTCCATCATGGCGTTCGTGTTGATCGAATAACTCGATTGCGGCATCGTGATCCTGCACTCCGTCGATATTCCATCGCTTCGCGCGATCCGATAGTTTGTCCCACGGGACCATCAGTTCCTCGCCCCAATGGGATAGGCGCGACGATACACCCTCGTGCTGGAGTCGCCGCACCCAGGACATATGGATCACCTCGGCGCGGTCGATGACGAAGCAGCGGGGCATTACTCCCCCTTTCTGATGGCTTCCGCTTTCGCACGCAACACCGTCGGCGTGGTCGGCTCAGCGGCCAGCACGTCGGCTACGAGATCTAGCACGCGCGCGATGATGCGACGCTCCAGCGCATCGCCCCACTCGTCGAGCTTCGATTTGATCGCGTTCCACGGGTTCATCCGAGTTTCTCCGTGGTGTAGCGGTACGGTTCATCGGTCCCGTCCATCGCGGCCATGTGGCTCGATGTGAACGAGTCGTACTCCAGTTTGAGTCTCATCGGCCACCAGCCCGGCGACATGCTCATGCTCATCGCGAGCAGGTTCACCTCGCACTGAAAGCCGTTCGGCCAGACGATCATCCACGGCTTTTTATCGCCGACGATCTCCGCGTATGGCGCATAGCTGATCACCTGCGCCGAAGGCTGCGGAAGATTTGGGAGTGCCGCGACGACCGCCGCGAGCACTTCCTTTGCCTGCTGTTCAGTTACTAGATTCTTCATTGTCGGATTCCTTGCACAGAAATAAAATTGATACTGGCCTCATTTAAGCATTGACAAGCTGTGTAGATTGTGGCACGATTAAAGCATGAAGACCACCTACCGCATCGACTTCACCGGGTCGCGCGAGTCGCGTACCGCCAGCTCCTACGCCGCCGCGCTCGCCATCGCGCGGCGTACTCTCGCTGTTGGTCGCCTGTACCGGGGCGCTGAGTACTACACCCGCTTTGGCGAGCCCGAAACGGGCTACGAGGCCACCGATCTGTGGATTTCCAGCGCGAGCGCCGCTCGCGAAAACGGGGCCCCGGCTGATGCCGTCGTAGCCCGCCCGAGCACCTGGTAAGCCGCTACCAACGGCAGGAGCAATCAGATGACAATGAAAAATCAATCGCCCCCGCAACCGCCACAGCCATACGGTGGCGGGCTGAAGTGGCGGATTTATCACCGAAGCCGGGAGTGTGCTATCGCACATGGCGACCCCGTGGTAGGTGTCGTGTTCGCGGACTCCAAAGAGTCCGCAGAACGAGTGGCTCTCGCGGAACTGGGCGAATATTTGCCCAGCGGGGCATGGGCCGTAGAAAATGCCGGGTAAACCCATCGACAGAACCGGCCAGCGATTTGGCTGCCTGCTCGTCATCGAGCGGGCACCGGATCGCCCCGGCTCCGCGCATGCCCACTGGCTGTGCCAGTGCGACTGCGGCAACCGCGTCGTGGTGCGGTCCAACGGGCTCGGCACTACGAGCCTATCGTGCGGGTGCCTCCGCGCTACGCCCGCGATCCGCCAGGCCGCGCGGCTGAAGACGCCAGCGAAACGGCGTGAGGAGATCGCGGCCAGCGGCGGAATTGCTCGATGGGCGGAGATCATCGCTAATAAACCGTAAATCCCATGCGCCGCATGAGCGACTTCGCTCTTGGCGGCAGTTTCTGCATCCAGTCGAGCGGGCCGCACGGCTCGCCACACTCGTGCAACGCCCGTTCCATTTCAGGCCCGCTGCACTCCATCGACGCTGCCGCTTGCAGCGGGTCGGGGTAGCGCCGTAACGCAATCTCGAAGCGGTCGGATGTATCGTCGAGAAGTTTCGCCAACACGTCCTGTTGCTGGAAGGTCACCACGGATAATTAGGCTCGCGCCGTAACCAGACTTCAGCCCACGTGCAAAACTGCCCCGTAATACTCACTTGGTGCAACGGCTCACGCGAACGATCCGGCTCACCGAACCGTGCATCCTCGATTCGCTCGTAGCAGGCCTCCGCAAGTTCGTCGCACCGCGCGACAGACTGCACCGCACTTGCAAGCACCCGCCACACTTGCGCATCCGGCGCCACGTGGTCATCTCCGCGCGATCAACCCGGCTGTAGCGATTGGCTCCCATCGTCCCTCGATGCACACTTTGAGCGCGGACGATGCGATATTCCAAATCACCTCGTCGCGTTCGCAGCCGTCCGGATCCGCAGTCATCGAGCGAAATGGAAACTTCCGGTCCCGCGGCGGCACCACGAGCATCAGCCCACCTCCAACAGCAGGCGAAGCGCCCGATGGCTCGTACACCGTCACAGGCAGACATTGCCCGTTCGGTAGATCGATTTTGAAGGCGCCGATATTGAGCGTGCCGCACGGTACACCCACGATCCCCGGATCGCCGGTCTCGCCCTTCGGTCCTGTCGGGCCTGTGGGTCCAGTGTCGCCTTTCGGCGGCGGCGTCGTATCGCAACTGAGGATCACATTGGACGGCGTGCTCTGCCCCACGATGCGGCAACTGGCACCGTTCGGCACGTTCACGATCAGACCTTGTTTGCCCCGGTCGCTGATAGGAGGCTGCGCGTATGCGCACAGTGAAATGAGAATAAGCAGGTATCGCATTATGATGTTTCTCCGGAGTATCCGTGTGAGTGCCCTTCCGTCGTGCCCGTCGTACCGCCGTAGGTGTGGCTGTGCGTCGTCGAGGCGTAGCTGCCGTCGTGGTTGTGCGACGCGAGAGCGTAACTTTCAAGCAGCGTATCGACTTCAGCTTTGGAGTAGGTGTACGTCGCCATCGCCGTGTCATCGATAAATCCGAGCGCGAGCAGCGCCGCTTCAATCGCATTGGCAACGTCGGTCCATTCGCACGTGCCGGGTAGGCCCGAGCCGTCCGTCTGCATCGGCTTCGATGCGGACAACGCAGACTGCGCAACAATGTTTCCGTCGCCATTCGTGATCAGGTTGCGCGTCGCTGCGAACGCTGCCGCCGATGCGAATTTAGTTCCAGACCGCGCGATTAACGCGCCATCGGTAAACGATGCGACGTTTACATGGTCGGCGCTATTGAGGTTCACTTTTACGCTGGCGAGCTTTTTATCCGCATCGGCCATCACGGGTTGAGATGCCGTGAGCCCGTTCAGCGTGAGATTTCCGCTCGTATCGATCCAGCCGCGCCGATAATTTACAAGGTTCGCCGGGATGATCGTCTGGACCGTACCGCCCGTGGATGGGAAGGCGTAAAACTGCATATTGCCGTCGCCGTAATTCATCGCCACCAGCGCGGCTCCGTTCGATCCGCCGTCCGTTCCGGTGACCCAATTTGTTCCATTGAATTTGATGTTGAGCCCCAAGCAAACGAGATATCCGCCGCCTGATTCGGCGGACCGCTCCACCAGCCACACGCCGACAGGATTAGCACCGGATCGCACGCCGCCGAGGTTCACGCCGACTAATTCGAAGTCGCCAGAACTGACGGCGTTCTCAATCGTTCCGTCGCTCGATGCCTTGAGCAATGGCGCATCAGCGAGGTTCGTGCCTTGCAGATCGGGTGCCTTGTACTTCACCGTGGCTTCAACAATTTCATCGCTGATCGTCTGCCGTAGATAACTTGCAAGACTCGCGTTGCTGATCGTCTGTGCCGTGCCACCCGTCGATGGAATCGTGTAATGCGTGATTTTCGGATGCGTGCCGCCGTACTCCGCGATGGTCACCGCTCCACCGTTCGACGTGCCATCTCCGACCGTGACCCAGTTCGATCCGTCGAATTTGCAGTTGTAACCGAAGCCCACGCGATACGCGCCACCTGCGCCCGCGCTTCGACTGATGATCCACGCGCCCACGTTGTCAGCCTCGTACAGTGCCCCGAGGTTCACGCCGTTCGCGAACAGATCGTTTACCGTCGTCGGCAACGGCATATCGTCGATATTCGTATTCGTCCACGTGCCTGACTTGCGCGCGCGCGACCGCCGCGCCACGTTCACCGGCGCGTAGGCGTCGCTCTGGATTTCATACGGATCGGTACTCAGCCCCGCGACTTCGTGCGTGAGCACCGACGTGATGCGGATATCCTGCGAGATGTTGTACGCGTCGCCGCCGCCAATCTCAATCAAGTTCTGCACTGGCGTGTTATCGTGCAGGACTTCCACGGCAACATCCCAATCGCGGCCGGGAATGCAGCGCACGGGGATATTCGCGAGCGCCACCGTGCCAGAACGGTTCGGATTCACGACGCGGATATCCGGGCACATGAAATTCAGCACGCGGATTCCTTCGATTGCCGACGCCGACGAATTATGTACCTCGATCTGCTTGGCGGTGATTTTATTCACGTCGGTCAACACCAGCCGCCCGCCGTCGATCTTGATGCGGTCGAGGTGGACATTCCGAACAGGCAAATCGTTCATGTCCAGTTCGGCGTAGCTCGTCGCCGTGCCCGTAACATACACGTCGCCCGCGGATTCGATATCGAGTGAATAATCCCACGCCGCGGTGAAATCGCACTTCACCGTATCGACCTTCGCGCCCTTGATGCGGAAGCCGCCGCATCGATCGCCCCAAATACTCGCCTGCACGCAGTCCGTCGCACGGATACCGTTCACCAGAACGTCAACATCAAGGAAATCATCGCCTTCGCTGCCATCAGTGCCCTGAGAAACGATATGCACTCCGACCTGTGCCCCGCCGCGCACCGAGACATTGGTGACTTGGCAACCAATGGGAGCCAACCCAGACTCTGCTAGCGTCGTTCCGTTCGCTTCTACGGACCCCACCCAGACACCCGCGCTGATCGTTCCCGTCGCGCCGTTATCGCAGTAGACGTTGTTCACGATGGCGCGATTCGCTCCGAGGAGCCGCACGCCGTTTGCGTTACCGCCGATCTTGCGCACGCCGTCCACGATGCAACCGTTGTTATTCGCCGTGACTCGATCCGGCGAAGTAAACGGCCCTACTTCGGTATCGAGGCCGAGCGCCAGCGTGATGGCGTCGGGATAATAGGTCACGAGCGCGACAGTATCGTCTTTTGACCCCTGCGCCTTCGTGTTGGTTGCCGCGCAATTATCGAAATTCGCGTTGAAGTGGACGGTATCCGCCCAACAGTTTTCAGAGTAGAAATCGATGGTGCGCGCGTGCTTGCAACCGCAGAAGATCGCCCCCACCTGCGGCGCGTTGTACGCTTGGCAATTTTCCAGCACAATATCGTAGGGAGCCGTAGCCGCCGATTTTGTGCCGATGAAATTAAATGCGCCGCCTTGCCCGCGCTGCGATCCTGCCGTCCACTCCACCGTCACGTTGACGAGTTTGATCGCGCCGTAGTTGACGGCATGCCCGCTCCATTCGTCGGGAGTCGGCTCGCCATCTTCGTCGGTCCACCGGCAGCGGGCGTAAACGGCGTGCGTCTGCGCGTCGTAGCCGTTCGGCATCAGGTTGTCCATGAACAACACCGCGCCGTTCGCGAATTCGATCTCGATATTCTCAGTCGCAGTCCAGACTTCGCCGTTCAGCCACGGGCCCAAGTCGATAACGCCGGTGGTGCCCGTTCGCTCCGCGTCGCCCGCATCGTAGGCCACTCGATAGCGCCCGCGCGGGAATGTGAGCTTGCCGCCCGTGATCTTCAGTGCAGCAACGGCGTTGCGAATCACTGGCCACCAGTCGTAAGCGGCGGCATACGCGGGATCGCCGACGAACAACGGCTTGTGCGCCTCGGGGAGAAACATCTCAATGTTGAGATTCGCTCCCTTGAGGTACTTCAATTCTTGTTCGGCGTTCGCCACTTTAGTACGTCACTTGTCCTGCCAACGTCCACACACCCGTCAGATCCAGCGCGTCTCCCACGTTCTGGCTCACATACACTTCGCGGAACGGACACATCTGCTCAGGCGGCATATTCCCGCCGCCGTCGCGCGTGAAGCCTATCACCAGCAATGTGGAGCCTGCCCAGTTGCGGACCGGGACAACCAATGTCGTCTCAGCCGCCGGGTCCGCATTGTTCGGCTCGGCCAGTTCGGCAGAGTCGGGCAACCATGCGGGCTCTTCCACGATAAATACGCTCGTTGCATCTGGCGTCTGTATCCACTCGTCTGCAATCGTGATAGATGTGGCATCGTTGTCAGCGATCATGTACCGATAGCCGCACCCGGTACCGGAAATCACGCGGAGGATGTAGCCCTTTTCCGCGCTCACGGCCAGCCCCGCACCGGCATTGGAAACCGGATTCATCCACAGCAGATCGGTCACGGTCTTGTCTACGATGGTGCCCTGCGAGCGGAGAACAAACACGTCGCCTGCTGCCACGCCGAGCGCGTTCGGGTCCGGCGAAGTGCCCGCGATGGTCAGTACGTCGTCAGTGTTGGAAGCGATGGCGAAGTTCAGCAGGGGCACCGCGGAGCCGTCTGCCTTGCTCACGAGCGATAGAATGCGGCCCGTGTAATCGACTCCTACGCCCGCGCCGACGAACGTAAGCGCGCGCTCCGCGACCGCGTTGCACTCCGCGCCCCAGATGCCGCCGTGGATCTCGCGCTTGATGGCAATCTCGATGCCGTCGAACTCCTGATCGGGACAGCCCCACGTCATGTCGAGCAGCGCGGCGACGTCGATTGTCGCGGGCGTGGTTGCACTGCTCGCCTGCCAGGTCATCGAGACCGGAGAGAAGCCACCGAACAAGTGATAACCCACCGTGGAGGCATCCCAGAACAGGATCGGAATTGTCGCGGTAAACGTGCCCGGCGCGTAGGCCAGCGTTTCGCAAATCTCACCGGGAGGCGTGATGCGTCCGTCCGCATCGTAGGCGCACACGGCCCAGTAATACGTCCAGCCGCCGCCCAAGAGAGAACCGCCCGCAGCCATCGTGCCTTGACGCTGCACGACGGGCGAACTGATGGCGCTGGAGAAGTCATTCACTGGGACGCGCCCCGTACAGAGCAGATTCGAGTAGGTGCCATCATCGGCCGGCGTAACCTGAATGCCGAAGGTCCATTCTTCACGCGGGAACATTGGATCACCCGATTCAGGCTGCACCTTGTACGGCGCCCAGGGATACGAGGCGCGTTCCAGTTTGTTCCGCCGCTGGTTCGAGGATTCCGGATCGGGTGCGATTCCGTAGGTATCGACATACCATGCGTCCTCGTGCCACGAGAGCGTGAGCCGCACGCGCTCATAGCCGTTTTGCGGTTGGATTTTGAGGACGCGGAATAACTGCATCAGAGTTGATATTTCGCGTTCGTGACGCCAACGATCTGGCCGACGCGCAACTTAACCGCCTTGCTCGTTGACTCCAACTCCCACGGCTCTGAGCCTTTCGAGTCGCCGCGGGAGTTGCCCTTGCGAACTTCGGCCAGATACGTCGCGCCAATGTTTCGCGCCTGGTTCAGCGTCGCGATTCCTTCCGCCTGTACGTTAGACTCGCGCTCTTGTCCGTCGAAATTGATGGCGTCGATATCCACGAGCCGCAACGAATCCGCCGAGTACTCGCGCTCAGTGTTGGCGAATCCGATCACCGCCACGTTAGGCGCATCAGTCATTGCGAGCCGCCGCAGTTCGGTAGTGTCGTAATCGTGGAAGTGGTAGGCGAGTTTCCCGTTTGCCGCCGCGCCTTCCGCCGAGAGCGACGCGACGTCGTTTCCATCGTTCGACCCGTCCACTGCTGACGGCTGCTGTTCGGCCAGCGTTTTCTTGATGTAGACTTCGACCTTTCCGCTGGATCCGGACCAGTTCAGAATCGCGTTACAGCCCTTCCTCAAGCCGACGATGATCTCGGCCACCGTGCGGCGTTGCCGAACCACCAGCGAGGCCTCGTACCGCTTGCGGGTGGACGTATCGCCGAACTGATCGGTGTACGAAACCGTCTCATCGCACCATGCAGCCGCGCTCACGAATGACGTGAGATCCATGTCGCTGTAGCTCAATCCGGCGAGGCTCAAAATATCAGCGATGATCCAAATCGGATTCGTGCTGTAAATCGTAGTGTAGGTCGAAGGGTTCGAGTACACCCTGATCTTCCGGCCCTGCACCAGCGCCCGCACCCGCGGAGAGTCAGCCTTGCGTGGCAAGCAGTACTCGATAGCCACCAGCGAACCGTAAGGATCGCCGAGGCTGTCGAACCCCGCATCGGTATTCACTGCGCCGTTTCGTGTGCCGTTGCCCCAGACGTTGTAGCGAAACAACGCGTCGTAAACAATGTAGGCGTTGCGATCAGGGAACGAGTTCGCGGGCGGCGTCAGTTCGTCATCCACCACCACTTTGATCAGTCCGGAGATTTCGCCATCGCAGACGATCGCTTCCCCGCGCGTCGAGTTGCCATCAGGGATCACGCTCAGCACCACCGCATCAACCCATCCAGTTCCCCAAACGAGCGGAACGTACTCACCGTATCGCGCGGAATTCGCCGAAGACTTCACCTGCAATCGCGACCCACTGATATACTCGCGTTCCACCCGCCCGCCGAGCGGTGGCGTCCATTGCACGCCGCCGAATCGCCCGAGCGCCCACATGCCGTTCGCCTTGCAGTTCGCCGGCGATTTGTCGCAGCTTGTCGCGGCCCCGGTATTGCCGCAGCGGTAGTACAGCGAACCGGGCGTATCGGCCAACGCCTTCGCGGCCGCCGTGTCCGGATGCACCCAGGGGCACGTGCGCTGGATCGGCGTAGTCGGTAACCGCTTCTCGCTGAGATTGAGCAACGACGTCGCCTGAATCGTGAAAGTCAGATCGTCGGCGCCGCCCGGTTTACAGCGACCGATAAAAACCTTGTAGGAGTCAGAGGAAAACTGCGAAACCAGATCGAAGTACAAAAACGCCATCTCAATACGAGCGCCAGCGATGCCATGTGTGCGATCCCAGGAGTAGAGCGTTTTATCCGCGTCGGCCACAGTGATGGCGATGGACGGCATCACATCGAAGCCTTGTTCGCTCATTGCTTGCAGTGCCTGCAAGTCGTACCGGATCACGCGGCCTGATCCGGCAAAACCGCTTGACACCGCATAAACCGCGGCATCGCTGGCGGTGATGGTGGCGAGCAGAATAGCCGGATACGATGCCGCCTGCTCCTTCAGGACATTGATGGTATCGAGTGCCATCTACGGGATTTCCTCGATCACGACTCCACTCACCGCGTATTGCGTGCGAGCGATGTATCGCAGATTGAACGTCTCCATCCCGAACCGGCACGTCGCGTATTCCGTCGCGTCGACGTCGGTAAATGAAAAGGTGCCCCATGCGCCACGCGCGCCCACGAAACAATCCAGCAAATCCATTGCTTCGTCACTCGTGATGTTCGGATAGTTGAGCGCCCAGACGCGCCGCGGTGCGGACCATTCCGCCCATGCGACTTGCCGCCCGCTGTCCATCCGGTTCCGCGTCGTGTTCCAGCGCCGCGCGAACTGGTACGGGTACTGCGTCACCACCCCGCCGTTGATGGTCGGATAGACCGTGGGCGCCGCGGGAGGCGTCATGGACTGCACGCACTGCCGGACCTTCAGCGATACGTTCCAGCGTTGGGACAGCCCTTCACGCCGAAACACAATATCGTCGGCCTCAAACACGCAGTTCGTGTATGCCGTCCCGTCGAAGGTCAGCGTCCAGGTCGAATCGTAGGCGCCCTTCACCGTGTCCCAGAAATCGCGCAACGCGGTAACGTCTGCAGCGGTGCAGCGGATGTTCAACATCCAATCGTTGAGCACCGTTCCAGTTCGCCACCGTTGCTCAGCGCCGCTCAAGAATTTAGCAATGTGGACAGGCGCGGAGATTCCCCGGTCGCACGGGTACAGCGTGCAGTGGCCTTGCGAGAGCGTTGGAAACGTAGCAGGCATCAGACAGGCAAAGCCGTAGCACGGACCCGCTGTTGTAGCGGCCCGTGCGTCATGAGTTGATCGTCGAGGGTTTCGGCAATCGCGGAACCATTCGCGCGCACCGTCTCGGCAAACGAACGCGAATCGATGGCGCTGATATTGTTCGTGATGTTCACCACGCGCGCACCGCCCCGGAAATCGTAGTCAAATCCGCGCCCGCTCGTGTCCATCTGGTACGTCATGGACTCCGGAGATTCATACCGGGCGCCCTCCAGCATCCGGTCGATGGCCTCGGCCCGCTTGCCCTTCGGATCAGCCATCCCGATAAGCGTCGCGACGAATGCCGCTGACGCGAGAATCCCCTTGCTGATCGGTTCCGGGTCCAGCGCCGCAGCGGTGCCCAATGCGCCGCCGATGCCCGCCGCAATATTGCCGCGCTTGAAGCCCTGATAGGTCGCCAGCACGCCCGAACCGACCGCCGCAGCCGTACCCGCTGCCACACCGACGCGGCCCGCTGTAGACGTCAGCCCGAGCGCTGACGCCGTAGTTGTATTGCCCGGCCCCAGTTGGATCGAGTAATCGCCGCCCGTGATCGCCTTGAAGATATTCCCGCCGCCCAAAACTGAGCCGAATCCCGAACTGAATGCGCCAAACCCGGTCGGAATCCGGCCGCCGCCGCCCATCGATCCCAGCGGGCCGGCAAAGCCGGAAGTCCCGCCCGGTCCCAGGAGCGTCCCCAGGACGCCGCCGAAGGGCATAGAAGCCATCGGCAGCCCCGCCCCGCCCGGTAGTGCCGCGCCCGCCGCAAAACCCGTCACAGCCGCTGCAAACGTCGTAGCAGCCCTCATCTGGAGCGTTGCCGCCGTCACCTGTTTGCCCGCCGCGAGTTCTTCGGGCCTCGTGCCGAATGGAGTGCCTTGCAGGATCTTGCCGAGCACGGTCGGATTGTCGGCGGTCCCGACCCCTGGCAACGAGAATCGCCCCGGCGAGTAGGTCATGCGCGCGATGTTGCCGACGATGGTGCTACCGATCCCCGTCACCTGCGATTTGAGGAACGATTCCAGCCCGCTACGGCCACCGGAAATCAGTGCCTCAAACGCGCGCTTCGTGGTGGCGACGTATTCTTCTTCGCCCCGTTTCCGGAGTTCAAGTATCCGTTGAACCCGATCCTGCTGGACCGCAAATAACTCTTGCTCGTAATCGAACTGCGCATCGTACAGCGCCCGATTCCGCTCGAATTCGTCGGCGATTGAGTTTGCTTTCTCAACGGCTAACGACCTCTCGCGTTCCGCCAATCCGGCACGTAGCGCAGCGATTTCCTGAACCGCGCGCACTTCACCGCCTGGCCCGGCTGTCAACTCGAGGATTCGCTCCTGTGCGCTTGCCGCCGCCTGTATTGCTGCCCGCCGCTGTTCGATAGATGCGCCGGGCGGCCCAGCGGTAGCGCGCGGCATGTACGCCGCGGCATCGATACCTTTGAGGAATTCATCGCGGATCGCATCAGAAATTCGCCCGTCGCGTTCGATGGCGGCAATGGCTTCCTCTGCCATCTTCGACGCCTGCGCCGTTGCTGATCGCCGCGCGACTTCGGACGTTGCCGCGCTGAAATCATCGAGCGATGGCCGCTTGATCTTCGCGCGCGCGGCTTCGGCCTTCGCCATCGCATCGAGTTGCGACTTCAAACGGTTCGCTTCAGCGGTCTTCGAGAGGTAGGTATCACGCTGCGAAATGTCACCCGCGAACAACTTGTCCCGCGCTTCCGCTGCATCCTTCGCCGCCTGCCGGTAGGCTTCTTCGATGCCCGACTTCGATACTCCGAATCGCGCGCGCAATCGGTCAATCTCGGCCTGGTTGCGCGTGTTCGTTCCGCTGATGCGCTGGAAGTCAGCACCGAACAAAGCCGTTGCGGAAGGATTCACTAGCCGCCGCGCCGCCGCGTTCTGCGCAATCATCGCCGGGTCCAGTTCTCCGTACCCGGAGCCCTGATAGATATTCCGCGTCGGCGTCGGCTGCGTCAGGTATTTCAGCGTGATCACCACCGCGCCCGCCAATGGTTCTTTCAGTTGCCGCTTCAACTTCTCCCAGAGCGCATCGGCTTCGGCGATCTGCTGGTGATAGACCTTCCACTGCTTTATCTCAGCGTCTGTCGGAGCCAGTCCTAACGCCTTCGCGCGCGCGATGCCTTCTTCCAACTCCATCAGGTCGGGCAGAACTTCCAGCGCCGACCGCCCTAACGCCTGAATCGCCAAAGCGTTCCGCGTCATCGGATCTTCGATGCGCCGCAACGCCGCGCCCAGCTCAAGAATTACTTCGCCCATCGGCCGCAATTCACCGCCCGACGTGCGAGCGTTGATGCCCAGTTCGGCTAGGGCTTCCTTTGCTTTCTTCCCTTCACTGCCAGACTCGGACAGGCCCTGAGACAACTTGCGCATCATCCCTTCGAGAGACGCCATGTCGCCGCCCGCGTACTTCATCGCGAAACGAAACTCGCCCACTTCGCGAGTCGTCAGCCCCATACGGATGGCGGTGTCCTCGATCTCGTCGCCCAACCTCCCAAGATCGCGAGCCGCTGAAATACCCGTTGCGCCCAATGCGCCAATCGCGCCCGCCGCGGCGCCGAGTCCCGCGCCCAGCGGCCCCATCGTCCGAAGCATCCCGGTTACAGCGTTGCCGGCCGATTCGAGCGGTTGCTGAACGAAGCGTCCGACGCCATCAGCAAACTTGTCGAATCGCGTATCGCCGATCTTCTCAGCGGATGCCGAGGTCTTCTTGATGGCGTCTTCCACCATCCGAAAGCCTTTTAGCGCTCCGCTGGAATCGACTTCAACTTCGATTTGTAATCGGCTGTTTGCCATTTACCGTTTCCGGATTTCCGCTGCTACTCGGGCGTTATGCTCAAGGATCTTCTGTTGCTCCACTACAGCCACGGCATCGAACCACCATTCAGGCCACTGCGAGGAGTCGGGACCGCCGAACGCGGCACCAGACTTGCCGACGTGTGCGGCCTGCATGGTGAGTTGAACGAGCGTGCGCGAACGAGGGGAAATGCAGGATACCGGGCAATCATCCGCTTCCACATCATCGATGATCCAGTGGAGATCGCCATCGGAATAGGACGGGCGCCAGCAGTAGAGGGGATCTACGCGGCTTGAGAAGTACTTTCGACAGGTGCGCTCGACGTGCGTTCCGCGCTGTTTGCAGACTCGGCAATCGTACTGCTCATCGGCCCACCCTCCGCTGCGTGCGAAGTGGTAGGCGATGGCGAGTTTTTTCTTTCAGCGTCCGTCATGCCGCCGTGCTCGTTGATGGCGTCGAAGGCTTCGTCTGCGAGTTCTTCGGGTGCCAGGTTCAACAGATCGTCACCCGACGCAATCGGCTTTCCCGCCGCTCTCAGCCCTTCGACCCGCAGCACATACGCGCGAAGCGTCGCGGGCTTGAGATATTTCTCAATCATCGAGCCCGCCCACATATCAAACGCGCGGCGCCGCGTTGTCTTCTGCGCCTTTACCGTGTCTGAGTCTGCCGGATCTTCGATGTTGTCGGCATAGTCGAGCATCTTCTCGCGGATGCTCTCGCGATACTCAGAGAGGTCCAACTCCAGCGCGGCCCGGCGCGCTTTTGTGAAACGGCCGAGGACGTAGCGCACGCCCTCGGCAATTTTAGACTCGAAAATGACTTCGGGATTCCAGTCCATGCTTTAGGTCACGACCAGTTTGAAGCAGTCTTTCGCTGTGCCGGACGTCGCGTAACAGCGCCCGGAAAAGTTGACGATGCGCCGACTTCCAGAGTTGTCGAACGTCGGCGGATTCAGCAAAATATCGTTCAGTGTGAAGGTCCAGATGTTACCCGCCACACTGCCGAGCACCCAGCTTGCATCGACCTGCGTTCCCGCCATCGCATTCGATTTCAATGTGGTCAGCGCGGCCAGGTCGTCGTCGTACTGCGACCACTCAACATCCACTTCGCGCGGGTCCAGTCCGGCTTCCAACGGATAATCCGTGCCCCATCCGTCTTTCGGGAGAGGCTTCGGGATCCGCGCCGTAATGCGCCCCGTGCGGCCCGTGGTGTACGCTTGCCCGCCGATGGTCACACTGCCCTTGTAGCCCGGAACGGCGTTACCGTTGAGTACCGGTGCGGCCGGTTCGGTCGGGTACGCGGCGAGTCCGCACTTGCCCTCCGTGTCCGTACCGGTAAACGACCACGAGGAAAGATACGACTTGCCCTCGAATTGGAACTCAGCGACCGAGTAATCCTGTCCAAATTCAAACGTCGCCTGCTGCACCACCGAAGACAAGCACGACTCGCCGCCGCCGTTCGTGGCCCACGACCAGATGTCGCAGTACAGCGCAACGTCGTCGGTTTCGTAGGTGTCCGATGCACCAGCCGAATTCGTATACTTGCCGAACAGCGACCGAAGAAACTGGTGGATGTCCGGAGGCGTGCCGCGCGTGCCGGACCCGGCGAGCGACGCGCGCACCGTGCCCGTACAGGACTTGCGCCCGAGCGATGGCACCGGAGAATCGAGCGACGGCTGAACATCCGGCCGCAGCGTGCGCGTCTGCTCCGGAGCGAAATTCATTTCGACGGCGCGCAATGCGTTGCTGTTTGTCGGGGAGACCGCCGTGCCGTAGGCGGAAACCTGCGATGCGTAAAAGCGCCGGTTCCGGCTGTAAACATTATTCGCCATTGTTGTTGGCCTCCTTCAGTTCCAGCCAGCGCATCCGCGCGAGCTTTAATTTTTCGTGAAATTCCGGAGGCGCCGACATTTGCGCGCCCGGTGACGCGAACGCTTTCAGCTCGTCCGCTGTAAATCCGATCTCCGCGAAGTCGGCATCGGGCAGCAGCGGACACTTCACCATCGCGTCCGCCGCCACATCCGGCTGCAACTCGATCTCTTGACCGAGCCGCTTGAGCAAGTGTGGCCCTACCTCCGACTCCGCGCCAATGAATCGATATTGCATGGATGCTCCTTATAGGGTGATGAGGAAATCAACTTCGATTGCGACCGTCTGAAACCACGCGTCACGATCCGGTGGCCGTTGCGGAGGAACGCGCTCGATGCGCAGCCCGCCGCGCTCTGGGTGGATATTCGCGTTGTAGTTTTCCCGATCCATCAAAATTCCAAGCACGGCCGCTTCGAATGCGTCGGGGATCATCTCCAGATCGGCCGGCGCACGTTCCACGAGCGTGCGAAAATGGCCCGTCAGCCGCAGTGTTACTATCCCGTCGAGAGTGCGCGGCCATCCGCCATTCGGGTTGTCTTCGAGTGCCGATGTGGACAAGCATAGGATCGGCCAAGAGTCCAGCCCGACGTAATCGCGTAGATCCTCGATGGTGTAATCCGCACGAAAGTAGTTCGTACCGGGATTGGCAAAGTCGATCTGCGGGATCGCCGCTCCGTCGTAACTAAATGCCACGAGCGCCGCGCTAAAAGCCGTGTGGTAACTGGTAGCCAGCAGCGTTTCAAGCGCAGCCCGCACATCGCGAGACGGACTGTTCATTTCACCGCCCGCTTCAGCGCCTTCTCAAGATACTTCGCCGCCGTCTCGTATCCGGCCTTTTCGCCAAGGCGCGACAAGTCGAACATCTCATCCGCCAACTCGCGAATGATGGCCCGTTTGTAAACGCTGTTCGGAAACTTGATGATGGAGAGTTCGGGATTCGATACCGTGACACGTAGCGCGTCCATCATGTGTTCCGGGTTGTTCCCGAGCCCGTACCAATCCCGCTTGTTCCGGCCCGACTTCCGCTGCTTCCAGATCGCATAGCCGTACCGCCTGCCCGACTTCGCGACCTTCACCATGAGCGGTTTCGCGGGCGAGAGATCCGGTTTCTTCGCCGATTTAATGCGCGCGACTTCGGCATCCTTCGCGGCCTCGGCGATTTCGCGCATTTCACGCCGCACGAATCGAGGCGCCCCGAGTTTGGGAGCACGGACAATCTTGGAGCGGATTCTCATGGAGCCTTGCGGAGTTGCAGAATCCAACTCTGCCCGAGAGGGTGGAGTATCGGCTGATCGCTCACCCGATACTCCGTTGTTCCGATGATTACGACGTCGCCATTCGCGGGCGTTGCCGTGGTTTGCCCGGCCAGTATCTCCATCTGCGTTACTGCGCCGGGCGATCCGGACTCCGATGGAATCTCGGTAAAAATGGCGTCAAGGGTTACGTCTGCGTATCCGGCTTGCCGATACGTCACCGCATCGGCAGCGGAGAACACGGACATGAGCGTGGACATTAAGCCGGAAAAAGGCATGGGGGGGGGGGAAAGAAGGGCGGCCCCAGGAGCGAACCGCCCAGAGGGTGGTTGAGTGTTACTTGCGGGTGTACTCGATCCAGGCCCCGTAAAGGTACACGTCGTTGGCCGCGGTGTTGTGCGCGCCCGGAGCGAGAGCGATGCTCAGGCACTTGGGATAAGCGCCCACATCCCCGTGCGCGATGGCGACGGTGACCTTGCCCGCCGTGGTGGTGAGCGCCGCAGTGTTGCCACCGGCGTTGGTGTCACCGACGCCTTCCCATGCGGAAACAGCGATCACCGGAGTATCCACACTGCCCGCCTTCATGCCGGCGAACAGGCAGACCGTAACCGGAGCGGAGTCGTCCAGATCCGGAGGATACGCAATCGTGGGCGCCTGAATCTCGATGACCGAGGCGGATTCCCAGGAAATGCGCAGCGCCTTGTCGGTCGCGCCGTTGACGCGCTTCAAAATCGGGTTAGTGTCGCTGCTGATGACACCGCCGTCCGTGGCGTTCTTGGCGGCGATATCGTTCGAAGCGATCAACCGAAAGTCGGTCAGCGCCAGCGGGATGTAGCCGGTCGCCATCGTGCTGGTGAGTTTCGCCGCCGTGACGGCGTTGGCATTGATCTTGGTCGTGGTGACCGCATCGGACGCGATGGTTCCGCTGCCAGGCGACTGCACATGCAGCACGTTGATGGTCGCGGTGGCGCCGGACTCAACCGTTTCCAGCGCGAAGCCGAAAAAGTAGCCGGTGTTCTTCTTCGAGAGTTTCGGCGTGTCCGCATCGACGTAAAACAGCGTATCGCCGACAGCGACCGCCGAATCACCCGAGGCATTGACGCCCGCCACGCTGAGATCGTAAACGCCGCCGCCGAACGCGACGGTCGTTTCGGTCGAAGCGTTTCCACCGTCGCCCTCGGCTGTGACCGCGACACCAGTCATACTGCCGAAACGAACCGGCGCGCCGCTCGTCGGAGTTGCCGGGTCCGAGCAGGCGACAGAGAGGAATTTACCTTCCTGGATAAAGTTATTCATGGTTTCTGATTCTCCTTTTCTCTCGTGCTCGAATTACGCTCCGAGGTTCTTCACCGCGCCACGATAATCCACGGAGCCAAGCCCGAAATCGTAGCGCATGAGCCACTTGAACCCGTCCACGTCCACTGTCGTTTCGGACTGGCTGAAGATGCCTTCGTTACCCGCCAGATAGACGGCGACGATCACCGGAGCGACTGTCGGGTCCGCAAACAGGTACCACGAAATTGCACTCGGTGTGTCGAGCTTCGGCGCGACGATGATTTCCGCCATGCCGACCCAGGGGTTAATCCCGGTCTGTGCGGTCGGGTTGAAAGCGTTGGACATGTACTGGCGCGCGAGCTGTTCCTTGGCAGCGGGAACCACGAGGAACTGCGGCGTGAGTCCCATCACCTGCCCGTCTTCGTTGGTTTGCAGTGCCAGCGTCTTTCGCGCGATGCCGAGATTGTCCACGTTGATCGCGGTTCCGGCATCGATCAAATTGCTGTGCGCGGCGACAAACAGCGCATTGCCGTCGCCCAAGTTGCCGTTTGCGACCAGATGCGCCCAGAACAGCGTATCCTGTGACTCAGCGGCGGCGCGTCCCAACCGGAACGGCACATCCGTAAGAGCGCCGAGCGAATCGTTGATCAGCACTTGACGAGTTACCAATAGCTTTTGGCCGTAGGTGTAGACGCGGTACGATTCGCGCCCCTCGGTGATAGATGCGACCTTGTACTCGCCGCCTTCCGGCACCTTCGGGAAAGTCGCTGTCAGTGCCAGATTCAACTCGTACTGAAGTCGGAAATTCGAGACAACGCGCCGGGCGGTGAGCCGCGACCACTGTTTCGGCCCGACGCCATAGCCCGCTCGCAGCGAACTATCCGCCGTCGCGCCAAGGATGTACGGCAGATCGGACGTGCTGACGAACGCCAGCCGCACGATCTCATCCTTCGACATGTGCGCGGGATTCTGACCCGTCGCACGCACGCACTCTTCAGCGATGGCCATTGGCCCGCGCGATGCCAGCGCGCAGAACTCACGCGCCGGAGCCTCGGCGCTCAATCCCTGCACATGCAGGATGGCCTGCGGGATGAGCGAGCGAAGCGTATCGCGCGAATCGGTCGTCACCGCCGCGTGGCTGCGCGTCGGATTCTGTTCGTATCGCGCAGCCATCGCATCGAACGCGGCCGCGCGAAAGGCTTCGACGGTGGTGCCCCCGTCGATTGCCGCCGTCGCATCGATGCCCGCGCGGGCGGCAATGCGGGTCAGTTCGGCGATGCGCGCACGTTCGGCGAGCAGCACCGCGTTATTGTCGGGTTGACGGGCCTCACCGCCCGTGCCGATGGTGTTGGTGGTTTCGTCCATCGTTGGAGTCTCCAATGGGCTGGATGCCCGGTCTTCTGCTACCAGTTCGACTTCGAGTTCAACATCGATTTCCAGTTCGCGTTGCGCCGCCGCGCGGATGCCCGCATTCGGATCGGCGCCAACAGGAACGAGAGAGAATTCTTGCGGTTCCCAATCGACGGCGAGATACGATTTCATCTCGACGCCTTTGGGTGTTACGTCCTTGAGTTTGTGAATTGCCGCGCCAACAGACCCGTTGCGAATGATGCCCTGCTGGATCTTCTGCCACGTCTCGTCAACAGAGGGTGTTTGCGCGAGCCGTATCGTTGCTGTACCGTCGATTGCCGCCGTCTCGACTACTCCGATGACGTTGGCCGTGCTCCAATCGCTATGGGTGTCCAGGACAGGCGCTCTTCCACTTTGGAATCGCCCCATGCGGACATGATCCGGGTCCATTGAGAGCGTGAGATTATAACGGCCATCCCACGATAACCGTTCAACTGTCGCGCCCGTGTACCAGTTGACTTGTACGCGGCGGTTCTCCGCGTCAATCGGACTCTCGCCGAACTGCGTCTGGAGCCGTGGCTTGCGGATCTTGACTGTTTCCATTCGCACCTCCTGTTGTCTTCGACCCGCCGTTACGGGCCATATTGCGCGGATCGTTATCGAGCACGATGCCGCGGCGGTCGCACTCCTCGTTAAATGCTTCAATGGCGTCGAGTTGTTTCTTCCAGTCGAAGCCGAATTCAGCACATGCCTGCTGGTAAGTCATGCGCCCGGTACGCGTCTCGATCAGCATGGCTTCGGCGTCCTTCAGCGGGTCCACCGATCCGAAAGATGGCGGCGTCCATTCAGTCGCGTAGGCCCGCTCCGGAATCAGGCCCGCCATGGACGCCGTATCGAGAAACCAGTTCCGCGCCGGCCGGAATGCCATCGGAATCAGGCAGAGCCAGCGAAACGCCTCGATGCTCGAGCGGAACGAAAGCAGCCCCGCGCGATAACTGGAATAATTCACGCGGGAGAGATCGCCGGTCAACTGCTCGTAAGTCAACTCGGAGCCAACCGCAATCTCACGCTGATTGACCGTCACGTATTCGAGCGATCCGACAGCAGGCGGCGCGAAGAACTCCGGCTTCTGCCCCATCTGCCCGTAAATCACCATGCCGGGTTGAAATTTCTCGATGCGCTTGGATGGCTGCGTGGCGTCCGTGGTTTGATCGCCTAGCGCCGTTTCATCCTGCGAAACGAACAGGGATAAGCACGCTTCGACTTTCTTGCGCACGCGCTCGTGATCCATGTACTCGCCCAGGTCACGCATCGAGATAATCACAGGGGCCAGCCACGGCACTCCGCGAACCTGTTGCGGCCGTTCCTTGCGGAACACGTGGATGATCTCCGCTGCTGGAACGAGTTTGCTTTCGTAAGCGTTCCGCGACGTGTTGGTGATAGTCACGTCACCGGGATGCTGCGAGAACAGCCAATACCCGACGCGGCGCCCCAATTTATCGAACTCCACGCCCTGAATCTGGTATCCGGTTGAAGTTGTTCCGGTCTTCGATGCATCGAGGAAATCAGGCTCGATGATCTGAATCTGCATGGGAATTTCCATGCCGTCTTCTGAGCGTCGCGGCCGTTTCCGGATCAGACATTCGCCGCTCTCGAATACCGTGCGGGCCACCAGCGCCTGCAAGCCATTCCAGTCCAGTGAGCCGTCTGCATCGCAGTAATCGCCCCACGATGCCCAAAGGTTATCGATGCGCTCGTTCACGCCATCGCCGACCGTGGCTTGCGCGGCAATTCCGGTTCCGATGGCCGCGTTTACCACTTCGCTGCAAGCCCGTCGCGCATAGGCGTTATTGCGGATCAGGTCGCGGCTACGCTCCCGTAGCTTCGATGCGGCGTTGCCGACTTCGGCGTTTGCGCTTGATCCGGTGGTGCTCCATCCGCCCGCGCGCCTGCTTGCCGTGGCTCCGTCGTAGGCGAGTAGCACGCCCGCCGCTGTGCGCGCGCGAATGCGATCCAGCGCGTACCGTGGCGCGATTTCGAGCAGCGCCTTGTCGAGCCAGTTCATAGACCGCTTTCCGTTTGCACGTAGGATGTTCTCGAGGTTCCCGCCGTCGCATTTACGTCGGTACGCATCGCGTGCCGCAGACGGAGCATTTCATCGAGGCTGTGGTAGGTGACGGAGCGATCGCCGTACTGGACAGACCGCACGCCTGCTTTGATGGCGGTCTCGAGGGCTTCAAGATCGGTGGATGTCCAAGCCATCAGTACACCGCCCGCTTGAAGTAAAACACCGCCATATCTCCGGGACTCGCAACGACGGCAACCAACTCCCACCCTTCCGCGCCGAACTGCGAGAGGTCCGCATCGCGCGGCATGATCTCGCTTCGATATTCGTACCGGGCGCCTTTCGTGATAGTCGTCATAGTCGGCATAGGTCCGCGAACTTTCAAAACCAGTCCTCCCGCACGTCGTCAAACCATCCGCTGCGATTCTGTTGCTGCACGATCTGTACTGGAGCGGCAGGCGTCGCCGGTCGTGTTGCCTGCTCAACAGGCTGCGGCTTTGACCGCGTGGCGTTCTGCCGCTCCGAGGTTGCGCCCAGTTGCGCTTCAAACTGTGCCCAGCGGTGCTCCGAGAATCGATCCGCTCCGAACACGGACGCCGCCGCGCGCGCATAATTCGCGCAGTCCAGATCCTCGTTACGCTCCCGCGTCTTGATCCATTCGTGCTTTCGGTACCCCTTGTGAACCCGGTAAACGATCTGTTCCGCTGTGAGTTGCCGGAAGAACTCTTCGTCCAGGTCCTCCGCGAAATGGACCCATCCAGCCGGGTACGGATCGCCGGCGGCCGGCCGATCTTTGCCGAGCAAGCCGTACAATTCCGACTTGCACATCGACACATTCACGAGGTATACCCGCGCGCCGTGCTTGATCTTTCGCCCCAGCGCCGATACTTCGACCTGTTGCGGAGTCGTCACCAGCGACGCGCCGGAATCGACGCCCTTGACCACCATCACGCGGCCGGGGCCCTGCTGCTTCGCCCAGCGATAGACTTCCTGCGTCGCGTAGCCTGAGTCCACCGCCATGCGCACGATGCTTAGTTCAGAGCCAGATTCGTGCTGATACGTGGTGTTCAGCCGCTCCGTCAATGCGTCCCAGGTCTGCTGGTGGTACGGATCGCCCTCGAGGATGAAACGGTCCACAATCCAGCGTTGGCGCCCGCGGCCCCACCCCCAGACGTGCCCCTGTAGCCATGTTTTCTGTACGTCCACGCCCGCGGTGAGGAACAGCGCACCATTGGGAACCTCGCCAATCCGGTACTGCTCGCGTCGCGACATCAGCACCTCATGGCTGGGTTTCTCCCCAGGCTCATCGAACACTTCAGCGAGCACGTTGTTTTTGAATGCCCGCATCCGAGTTTGATCGTTTTTCGCCGGAAGGAAGCCCTCGAGCGGATCCGTAACGACACGACCCCAGGACCAATCGGGAGCGTAAAGCCGTGAGATTTGCAGCCCTGGGTATTTCCCGTCTGGGTTCGTCGCGCGCCATTCGCCGCTTCGAAGCATTTCGATCTTCCGAAAGTGCGGAATGAACCGATCACAAGACTCACACCGGTAATGAGCCTCCTCCGGGGCAATATAACGACCGTTGAGATCAGGCTTCCCATCTGGAGCCGTCTCCACAAACCCCCACCGAATGCGATCCCAGTGCAGCCGCTGCTTATGCCCACACAGCGGGCAGGGGACGAAGAAGAATCGCTGGTCGCTGTCGGCGAAGATCTGCGCAATCCGGCTATTAACCGTTGTCGGAGTGCTCGAGAGGATGATCTTGCGGTTCCAGATAAACTTCGAGGTGCGGGCCGCAGCCAGCGCCACCGGATCTCCGTCTGACGTCTCCTTGTACCCATCGACCTCATCGAGCATCAGGTATCGGACCGAACGGCGCCGGAGTCCCCGTGGTGAAACCGCGCCCGTGAGACTCACTGATCCGCCGCGGAATCGCTTTTGCGCGATCGTGTTGCCTGAATCCCGCGATTTCGGCGCGTCCACCTTGCCTGTGATCGCCGGAACGTCGCGGATCATTGGCGCCAACCGTTCCTTCGAAAACGAGTCGGCGTCTTCTTTGTTGGGTTGCACGATCAGTGCCGGCCCGGGGTCAACGTCAATGACGTACCCCAGGAAGATCATCATGATGAGCGTTTTCATCATCTGTGCGGCACACATAAAGCAGATCGTGTCGGCGGGGTTCGATGGGCTCAACAGGTCCAGTGGCTCGATTTGGTAAGGGTACGGGTCAAAGTATCCGGTCGCCGCACTGTAGTCGCTCGACAGTTTGAAATTCCGACGCGCCCACTCTGAAACCAGCAAATCTGGCGGGGGCGTCAGGGACTGCGCCAAGGCCTCAAGCGGCAACGGAGCGAATGTCATCACGCAAAGCGGCGAGGATCTCCCGGCACTCGGCACCAAGCGCGAGCGCCACTTCCCGGCGCCACTCCTCCGGGAGCCGGCTGCACACCCGCGACGGCAGACCCATTACGCCATCCCGAATCTTGACGCCAATTTCAGCCCACGCCCGTTCTACCGTGAGGACCTCGATCAGCTCGCCATGGGCGCGGCGCCCTTCTACCTCGGCGGCGATACGTTTCGCCCGGGTGAGCAGATATTCCTCGTACGCTTTCGTCCCTTCCGCGGCCGGCGCAACCCGCCGGGCACCATCCTCCGCCGGCGCGATCTGCTGCACCTTCACCTGGTGGGGATCCGTCGACCCCACCGCCCGCTGCTGCGCGCCGCTGGTGCGCTCCTGCCATTCCCTGTCCGCAATCTCCGGGTCGATCTTGCCATCGATCAGCGTAATTCGGCCGGTCTGAACAGCCTTGAGGACCCCTGGCTTAGATCCGCCCGGTAAACCCCTCGACTTCCTCAGCCTGGCGTACTCGGCTTGTGTTATCAAGGCCACAGATAACCCGGTTAACTATCGGCTAACTAGCGAAAAACCGCCATAAGGCAACCTCGGGCAATTTAGCGAACGATTCAATTTTAAGAGAAATCTTTATTATATCAAAGAGGGATATGCTACAAAATTCGGTAATAGGAAACTTTTCCGCTTTCCGGGATTAAATTGTTTGTGAATGTTGA